GGACCACCGTTATACAACCACTCATCTAGAGTAGCAGCTTCCCAGATAGGATAGAAGTGAAGTCCAATAGCATTGGATGATGGAACGACAGCACCAGAGATGATGTTGTTACCAAAGAGTAGAGATCCAGCAACTGGTTCTCTGATTCCGTCGATGTCGACAGGAGGTGCAGCGATGAATGCTACGATAAAACAAGCAGCAGCAGTTAGAAGACATGGAATCATTAAGACACCAAACCAACCAACGTACAAGCGATTGTCAGTGGAGGTTACCCACTCACAAAACTCGTCCCATCCAGATAGCAAACCACCACGCTTACGTGTAATAGTTGTCATTTGAAAATGAGTGCGGGTATATGAAGGGTATAAAAAGACTTAATTTATTCTCCCTATAGGTCTTGGTTTGAGGGGAGTAGTATAAGTGAGGAAATCCTCACTGGTTTATTTATTATAACAAAATGTTACGGGTATGTCAACTCTGAATAGGTAGTTGAGGACAAAGAACATTCCTATCTACAAACTCATCAAAGTTGAAGCGAGCAATGATTGGATGCAACCCAGTGATAGGACGGAGTGCGTTCAATAACTCTCTCTTCTGTCTCCATTGTTGCTTGTGTCCATTCTGTGGATGAAGTTTCCTTCTATACTTCTTACCCTGATACCCAAAGACTATACCTACCTCTCCTGCTAGGTGCTTATGTCTTTTGATATTGTTCTCATCAATGTATGCTTCCTTTTTTATCCATGCATTCTCTATGATCTGTAGTTCTGTCTTAGTCAACTGCCTTGCTGTGTCAAATGATATTTGATCTCTGTTAGTTCCTATGAGAGAATACTTCCACCACAAATCACCGAAGGTATACATGTCCTGATCTAATACTCTCCATATAGATGCTAATACAGGACTACAATACTCCTTGAAGTTATATCCCACGTCCCTTATAGTTTTTGATATCTCTATCGCCTCATCAAAAGTACACATTGATGGTAAGAAACTTTCAAGTATTTCCTCATAGTAATTGAACTTCTCACAGTGTCTCATGATAGTAAACCTATGCTCCAGATACTTCTTACAGTTGTCTACAAACTTAGGTGTCATTACATAGCAACCATCTAACCATACAGTCTTAGTACCATAAGGAAATACTTTATGAGGATTGATCTTAACATATGCTGACCTTCTCCTATGGCATGGGTGATCACATGGTATCTCTCTGAACTCCCAAGGTCCTTTCCTCTTCACAGTATTGTCAGTGAACATAACATACTTGATATCAGGATCATAGTAATGCTCATCAGGTATCTCATCATACCCATTGGTTATGCAACTGTATATTACTATCCTAGAATCCATTCACTATCACTAACTTAGGGTCATTCTTTTCCCAATAACCTGTTCTATCTCCAAACAACCAGTCTCCTGTCTCCTTCATAATAGCAGCACGATATCTCATCCTCATGCTGAGTCCTGTAATCTTTGCTAGTTGCTCCACTGTATCAGTAGGATCAATTCTTTTACCACCATATCTACCACCTTTATTCTTCCACCATTTACCATCAACAGGGTTAGCATCAGACCACCAACCAACACAATGTCTACACTCATCCCAACCATACTCCACTCCTGATGTCTGTAGTGCGACAGATAAAGATACTTGATCTCTCTTACCACCTCTCATGTACCACTTCCACCACACCATGTTAGGCATCCATGCTTCAGAGTTCCTCCACAATACTGTACCTAATGGTGAGAAAAATTTAGAGAAGTCGAACTCAGTCTCTTGTTTTACTTCTCTTGTAAAGTTTATAATGTCAAATGGTTCCATGAATCCTCTATGAATATACTCAGCACACTCCTCAAGATAGTAATACTTATGTGGATGCTGCATCAAGAAGAAGTTATGGTCATTCAATATATTCTCACTCAACTCAAAGAAATTTACAGAGGTATGTCTTGCAGATATAACAGTATGAAGTTTAGATGCATCAATATAAACACTTTTACCTTCTATAGGACACAATATTTTTGGATGACGTGACACTCTGACAGGATCATCATGAGAGTATTGTATCTCTCTTAGTTCCCAACCTTCTTGCTCCTCTACAGTGCCATCATGGTAACATATAAAATGTTCACCTGATTTATTAGGTGGTAGTTCATGGTATGCGTTGGTGATTGCTGTATAATACTTCATATAATATTGAAATACTTCATGTAAAAATCATGATGTTTATATCTAGCATGTATTTTATAGTTCAGTCCAGTAATCTTATATAATTTTATCATTAATTCTTGTAGTCTAAGGTATTGTTTCTTGTCACCATGTTGTGGATGTTTACCTCTCCTTCCTATCTTATTGAAGAATCCTAATTTGATACCAGATTGATTTCTATCACCATAGAAGAGTGGTTCTATTCCAGTGTCCTGTATGGCAGCATCAAATGGTATGTTGTCACGATTGTATTTTTTATTACCCCACATGTACCATCTCTCATTGAATGTTTTTATTTCTTCCGTCAATTTTCTCCACACTATTGTGCATTGTGGACTGGAATAGTTCTTAAAATTATATCCATTAGTATTCAATTCATTTATAAAATTCATGAGAGTTTCCTCTGAAAAGAATGCACATGTATATCCTTCTATAATCTCATCAAGTAAAGAGAAGTTACCTCCATGTTTTAGTGCAGAGAATGGAAATGATTTCATACTTCTCTCTATAAACAACTCAGTCAATACGAAACAACCATCTATCCATACTGTGTAAGAATTTTCTGGAAAGAACTCATGTGCATTTGCTTTGACATAGAATGCAAAGTCTCTTGGATCTTCTATATCTAAATCTAACTCAACATATATCCATGGTTTTACTGTAGTATCAATAGTGCCATCATGGAAACACACATACTTTACATTAGGATCGTAGTATGATTCCCTAGGGAATACATCATAGTTATTAGTAATACATGTGAATACTATTAGTTGTGTATCAATATCAGATCCAAATTCAAACGGTAATGAATCTGTTGTAGATTTTATCATGATACTTGCTATATCTTTGAAGTTGAAAATCTCATTCAACTCTGTCTGTAAGTCTACAATAGATCTATTAGTTGGTTTGTCTATACAAAATGAATGATTGTATGGTTTGATTCTATTTGGTTTTGATAGATCCACCATGGGTGTAGGGTTTCTATCTGCCTTGACTACAAGATACTCTGCCATTGAACTAGAGACTTGATCTCTATTCACTCCACCCATATACCATTCTCTCCATACCTTACCCCATTCAATAACCTCTGGTGTAAGTCTCCTCCATATCACACAGTTTATAGTTTGATCGTAGTCTTTAGGATCATATCCTCTACTCTGCATGAGACGTGCCATGTCTATGATCTCATCTTTGGTAGAGAATCCATAAGCATGTAGTTTATTGAACTCAGCAGTCAATGATCTCTTCTCAGGATGTATTGGTAACATAAAGTCACCTTCATATTCTTTAGAAAACTCTACAAGTTCTTGTGTGATATTATATGCAGCGTCAACCCATACAACATACTCACCCTCATCAAAATATAAATGAGGACAATGTTTAGGATGATATGATCTTCTAACTGGACACTCTTCTTCTACATCTATCTTGATATATTTCCATAGTGGTTTAGTGGTCTCTATAGTACCATCATGGAAACAAATATACTGACAATCTTTATCGTAATATACGTCAGGAACAGTATCATAACCGTTCGTAATGCACGTATAGAATATCATTTTTGTGCTGCTTCACTCAGTGTCTTCTCTGTTACGTTACCAGGTTCTCTAATGAACCAACCTGTTGCAATATACTTTGACTTTTCACCTGTTAGAAATGCACCACGATGCATGTGAGTATATGCTGCTGGCCACAATACTACTGTACCTTTCTTTGGTTGGAAAGATATCTCTTGATGATAGAAGTCTGTTGCTCCACCATTCTCATATGGAATATCATTTAGATATATCATCCATGTTAGAACTCTATCTCTATACAAGAAGTTACCATTCTCACAATGCCATACATGATAACCACCACCAGGATCAGTACGTTGTAACTTACATGTCCATGATGATACAGGGTCACTTGCATCTACAAGACCTGAGTACTTCTTGACATACATTTCAAATGCCATACCTACAGACTGGTTGACTTGCATAGTCATAGTCTGATCACATATCTCTAGGTATAGTTGATGATCCTTTCTACCCATTCCACCCTGTGGAAACTGAGTCTTACCATCATTGAAATGATCCAATGTAAATGTCTCGTCACCCATCTTAGTCACATCATGTGTTGATGGTATGTTCTTGAAATATTTTTTTGTGTACCAGAACTCAAAAAGATCTACGAGTGAGTCACAAAATTCTGGTTTGACAAAGTTCTCAAAGACACCTATGGCACCATAGTCTTTCATCTCTGTGAATACTGGTTCTGGTGCCTTGATAATAGGATCGTACTCGTCACTCTCAAGTGGTGTAATAGATGTGTTCATTTTTCTTTCAATTGATTTAGGTATACTGATGGCGGAACTCTACCAACATACTCATCAAGTTCCATGATTTGTTCAATGGTATGATCCACTGCTTGGTATTCCCAGAACTCCTTTAATGCATTATTACTTCCTTTGTGAAAAATGTCAAGGTGTTCTTCATGTATATTAGAACCCAAGTCCATCCTGTAATTGAACAAGGGTGTAGCATATGACTTACCGCTATCTAATATTAGGTCTTCCGAGACTGCTCTTGGTCTGATGTTCTGGTCGATCTTCCACTGCGTTCCTCTTTGGTGTAGACGGATGCACTTAGTTGCATGATGACGAGTAATAAGGTAGCAAGCAGCAGAAAAGTCATTGATAAATCTATGGTGAAGTTTCAAGGTTATACCATTAGGATTTATAATAGTAAGTTGAAGACAATCAAAGTTTATGGGGAGTCTCTTACGTACATCTTTCCAATTGAAAGTCCAACTAGATGCAGTAGATAAATCTACATCATCTTCCATGATGAAAACCTCATCTAAGTCTGTCTCTTCTACAAAATATTTGAGGGCATTCAAGTGTGACATGACACAAGCACACTCACCTGTATTCATCTGATCAGGAACTGTTCCTTTTAGGTACTCTTCAAACTCTTCACCATCTATACCTGAGATACGATGATGATCTTTTATTCCCCAATAGGATAGATGATCTTCCATATACTTCCTTCTCTCTGTGCAGCGATCAAGATTGATCCACAACACTTTAGGAAAACCATCTAGTTTTTTTATCGCTTTATTTCTGTCGGGCATTTAAGTAATCAGGGTTAGCATAATATTCTTCAAGTTGTTTGCGAGTCATCTTACTCAACTTCTGCCACAGTTCCCTGTTACTTTCTATGTGTGGGTTATTGAACCATGAATTAGGTGTCCTACCATGCTCCATGTGGAACACATGATCATTCAATCTCAATACCTTAGAACAAGTATTGAATCTATGATAGCGTTCGTCATCTTCATAACCATATGCTACAAACCCTTCGTTCTCTGCACCTAGTCTACGGTATTCTTTCGTGTCGAAGAATTGACAGAAACCAAACTTGGCATCATATAAGTTTGCCTTTCCTTGGAACGCTCCGAAATTGAAATTAGAATTAATGAAACGAGTAACATCTTCATCCTTGATAAACAACTGGTATTGGAATTCACCTATTCCATAAGGGTATACACATTTTATATCTTCACCATTGTAACCTTGGAGTATAGTATTCTGTGCGAGTATGTAACTGTTTAGTGGGAGTAGTATATCTGCATCATAGTTACATACAACAGGTGTCTCTACCAACTCCAACATATCATTGAGTAGTCTGGTGCGATGGAATATTACTTCATCTGTCTCCTCAAATATGTGGTGTATATTATGCATCTTGATAGGAGGTACTACCTCATCAAGCATAGGAACAACTTGCTTTAGGAATACAGATTCCTTATCATGTTCTTTTATTATTATTTGAGTGTCAAAATTCTTTAGAAGATATACCAATGAGGTAGTTATATTTCTAATTCTATCTGCTGTCTCACACCTAAGAGGTATGATAAATGTAGTGCTTGTTAGATCCCACGAATTTATAGGTTGAATTTGTAGGTCTTCGTACATACCAAGATCAGGAATCTCCACTCCCTCTTGTACGATTTTATCTGCCATTACTTTAATACCTCCCAGTTGCTACAGTATAGATCAGATGTTATATGGTTCTTAGTATACCCTATTCCGAACCATTTGTCAGGTGCTATTACCCTTTTGTTAGGATTCTTACTCAACCATGACCCCCACCAACTGAATGATGAGTTAGCTATAATGAAATCAGAACACAGACTCATCATGCACAAGTCTGCAAGATTGTCTCCACCTTCTGAGATAAGGAACCTATCATCAGGGAACTCAGTGCCACACCATTCAGGATCGTCAGAAAAAATAATAACATTACGTTTAGCATCAAACTTTGATAGGGCAGCGTCATAGTATTCCTTTGGACATGGTGGATGATTATCACAGTTCTGTATATAGTCACCTCGACGAACGTGTAATGCAATAGGATCACTCACCGTTGCAATCATGTCTTCACATGGTTCTCTGATCTCATTCTTGAACTCAAAGTCCTCACGTATTTCATCTTCTATATGCTCAAAGTATTTTGTACTCTGTAAGTATGCATATACATTATGATTGTCAGGCATATTGTTGAACAAGTTTGCATCATAATGGAAGTGTGCTTCACCTACGTAGGTGCCAGGACACATTCCTATGTTAGTCAAACCTTTTAGTTTGAATGCCTCAAAGAGTTGATGGTCTGTCCACTCATCTTTGAAGTCACTATCAGGAATCATAAAATCAAAACCACGATGTGCTGCTATGCCTCGTAGTCCTGCATACTGGAACATTTGATTACCCAGTCTGCCATGTCTTCCTAAGTGGTTGAATCCTATTGTCATGATTTAATTTTGTAAGGCATTTCTTCCCATATCAACCAATCTTTTGGTTTAGGTGCTAACAAATAACAATCCTTATCACTTGTCACGTATGCTTCAATGAGTGCTTGTACCTCTACAGTAAGTCGATCATTACTAGCTGATACTCTATGATTACTATGACCAAGATAGACAAGTCCACCTGTCAACATAGCAGTAGCAAAGTAACCTATGGTTACAGCATAATTTAGTTTCATGATGAATGTTTTTCTTTCAAGTATTCAATCTCCTTTGGTAAGAGATCTTCGTATTGTCTTTGTGTTTGATTAGGGTGTTCTCTATTAGAGATGTGATAAGTTTTTATCACTGCTGGTTGTCCATGATCTCTGTACAATCTATAGTACATGTCACAGTCCATCAGCATAACAAGTTCCTCATCAAAATACTCCTCAATACCTTTTCTCAGTGCGAGAATAGATGGTGAACTAAGAGTATTTACCCCTTCTAATAAACGGTCATTCCAGACAGGCACCTTTGGATTGTAGTGTGTCTGTCCATTATCTAGGGTGTGAGCAAACCCTGTAACCGCCCAGTCGACATCCAATTTGAATGCCTTATGTAAATCTTCTGTGAGGGTTCTGGTTAGTATGAAATCATCAGAGAAGAGAACCTTTAGTATGTCACCATCTGCGTGACGAAGAGCGTGATTAGTGTTAGCAGAAATGTTCCCATGATTAGTCTTATTTCTAACATAGTTTATATGAAATAGATCTGAGTATTCTTTACAAGCATCGAGAACTTTGTCTGTCTTTCCATGATCGGAAATCCACACGTTGAAGTCCTTATCAGTTTGTTCTGACAGAGCATAGAAAATATCAAACAAGTAGGATTGACATTTTGGATTGCTATCATGGGTCGGTATACAATAACTGACCGTCATCCATTTACCTCTTTGACTATCCTATCAGTAAGTCTAGGTACGACATCATTGTCGCTATGAAATTTCTTTGCTCTCTGATAGTTATCTTCGATAGCATCTAATCTGACATCATATTTGTTAGCATCAAGACTTGATAATATATTCTCTAGTTCATCTATTGTATTGAATGTTATTATACCATCCATGTTGAACCACTCATTGATGTTAGGACATCCATAGTATATTGGTACAGTCTTAGATGCAAAACAATCTATTACTTTTTCTGTGAAGTAGTTCTTCTGTCTGGAATTTTCAACAGCGATGTGGAACTTAGCAGACTCAAAGAAGTCATTCCTTCTGTCATGGAATGGTGGTGACTTATGTGCATAGTATTGTAGACCATTAGACACATCAATACTCTTGAGTAACTCGTATATATCCAGACGTAACTTGTGTCCTAGTGTCTGATACTTCTCACTGGTTACAAAGGTGACATTATTACCCTTGTTTAGTTTTAGATCCTTGAAGTCTAACCAACTACTACCCCACTCAAATAGTTCTGCCTGTGGATAGTGATCTAATATCTTCTGTGTAAATGTGTATATCTTATCGAACTTCATTGCACCACGAAGTGCTCCCTCTGTAACAGTAGGGAGAATAGAATATGGTTCTGCTAAAAATAATATCTTATAGTCTGCACTCTCATCACAATCTAAATTATCGATTGAGATACTTACATTCTTTTTGAAGTCAAGTCCTTTGTCACCCCACGGATTCCACCATAGTGGATAGAATTTTGTAGTCATCGTATTTCTTGAAAATGATAATGGAAACCAAAGGTTTCTTGTTCACTGTCTGGTAGCATCTCTTCTCTAGAGAACTTACTCGCCACCTCGACGGGAGCATACACACATCCCTGTCCCTCGAAGATGTGCCTGTTATGAACGCATATGTTCCCGTCCTCGTTATATAGTCCGGCATTCATGTGCTTATAAAAAGTACCCTCGTTTACTTCCCAAGGGACGGTGACTTTTGTGGGGACGTCGAGTAGACGCTTGGAGCGTAGGGAAAATCCTCCATTCCCGACACGTTGGTTCCTTCCCCACGGGTCAAGGTACGCTGTTGGGTCATCTCTCCACGGTGCACCAATGTAGTCATACTCAAGAAATTTATTATCCCAAAGATGAGGACGAATAACGTAGCCGTCCGGATGTATGAGAAGGCAATGCGAGGTCCTGACGTGATTAGTAAGATTGTAAATACAATAAAAATTAAAGTCATTGATACTTTCTATGGGATAGGTTTCTTCATACTCAACCTGATCACATAGTCCTTCTGGTTTTTTACTACCTAAAAACTTAGCTCGACCCCATTGAATCTTTTCGCATGATTTATTTATTGCGTACACTGCATCTGGAAGGTCTAAATCTGCCAGTATTATGAGTGTGACATCAGGTATTTTTAGCACGGTTTACCGCCCTATTGAATATACTGTGTAAGTGTAGCATATTTACGTCAAGATTTCTAGCTCTTACAAACAGATCATCATGCTCTGCTAACATTGTTTTTGTTATGGTACCATAATCATTTACCCATAACACAGGATAGTTATCGTATAACCTCTCTAGATATGGGTTTCTTTTCATGATAGGAACTCGTTTCATATACAAAACCTCCCAGTTCCTATGGCAATCCACAGCATTCCCTTCAGGACATATCATAAACTTATGATCCTGAATGTCTCTTAGATAGTATCTGTATTCTTTTCTTTCTCCGACAGTTGCAAAGGACTTATTGGAAAACATATCCCTGATGTTTCCACGAACCGATAGGTTGGTATGCTCAGAGTGATTAATGTAGAGAAGTTTTCTAGGTTTGGGATCGTCTCCCATCGCATGGATGAGAACATCTTGTCTATTATCGTGGACATGTAACCTCCTTCCCACTCCGTAAGGAAATGGATGTAATTTTTTATGAGTCCCTATCGCATTAGCACCATAGACCCCCAATACGTTAGGAGGTATATCAATATCACTGTTGATAGGAGTATCTTCATTGTTACAAAAGACTATAAATTTTTTGTCTAGTGAAGCACATAACTTCATTAGATCGTTTTTAGACTGTAGACCATCTACCCAACGCTGATCAGCATCGTTGTTGCATTTGATCTGTCTATTATATAATCTAATATTATCTATGAATAGAGTCAAGACATCCTTATCACTCTGGTTTACAAATGTAATAAACTCTATGTTGTCAGTATTAGCATCCTTCATGAATGCATTTAACACCTGACCTACGACTCCTGCCTGATCACCAAAGTCATAGTCACAGAGGTCTGCTATTGCAGGTCCTGATATAACATTCATGATGTCTTTATAAACTTCTTCATCTTACGATTCTTCTGTGCTCTTACATAAGCAGGGAATGAATCGTCTATTGGTACAGTTGTAGGAGTATACAGATAACTTCTACCATAAGGATCTTGATTATTTTTTATCCTATCCTCCATACTATCTCTGAACTCTGCTTTATTATTTTCCTGATGTTCATATGCATCCATCTTCTCCCTAACAGTATCAGCATCACCAAAGAAACTCCAGTGCCATGATGCATCAGCAATCTTGTATGCAAATTCATGTGACTGTCTTAGTTTATCTACACTCATGCTCTTCAGTGTTTTCATATCACATACTCTTGTTCCCATCCACTGATCCTCACACTTTACATTGAGGTAGTAGTAATATAAAGGACCTGTCAATACATAATGATTCTTTGGATCAAACCAACTGTCTATACACTGTATCGCTTCTGGGTTTGCAATTTCATCTGCATCACTTGTTAGTATAATGTCATTGTCCTCTGCTATATCAAGGAACCCATAGATTGCTGAGTCCTTATGGAAGCATGCTCTTTGATAATGTATTGGTAAATCTTTTATACCTTCTTCTATCATACTACGATGGTAAGGGACACCCTCATAGTATTGCTCGTATGTTTTATTGTCGTCCTCTGTTAGATGATATATTATTTTATCGTCCCACTTCTTGAATCTCTTTCTATTCTCTGCAAAGTATAGGGGTTTTGGTTTACCTGTGAAGGTTATGTTTGCCTCATTGATAACAAAATAATCTACTGAGTTACCTAAGATATTCATTCTTAGTTCTAATAGATCTAGTTCATTATAAAAAGTAAAAACGTCAAAAATTTTCATGGGTAATAATTTATATTGAGGGTGAATCTAGTGGTCTTAGATGGTGAAGAACTTGAGTGGTACTGTGACCCATCAAAGACTACAACCTTCCCTCTTTCAGGTGTTTCTCTATGTATAACCTTTTGATCAGAGTCGAAAAAGAATGTGTCACCGTCTGCTTTATTGGGATAATATAGTGCCACAATATGTTTTCTATCAGGTTGATCTATATGTGAGTTGTGAGGTACACCAAAGACATCAGGTCTAGGGTATTGTAATGTCATGTGTGCTCTCATCATTATATTATTAGGCATACCTATTGCTTGACCAATTGGAATCCATGGGAACTTACGGAAGTGTTCTGACTTCTCTCCTTCTTCGTTCAATAATGTGTGACTGAAGTACGGATGCATGTCAGTCTTTAGGTCATGCTCAAAATTACCATAAGCACAATCATCAAAGTAAAAGTATGGCAACTTCTTACACAGATTCTCTATGAGTTTCTGATGTGTAAGTTTAAGTTTGTGCCTTGTAATCGAAAAGGAATTGTCGTTGCTCATCAGAGTTAGTCCATTCTCCTATACCTATGTAATCAGGTAGTTCCATAAGGTTGATCCTGACATCAGTATTATAGAACATCTTATAATTTAGGTGCTCTGTAATATGGAGGTCAGTACAATATAATTCTTCTATCTTTCTACTACACAATGCAGCAGCAGTACCAAATGTTCCTACACCTGATGTTGCTACATGTTTTGCATTGATTAGTGTGGCAAAGTCTTGTTCCACACTCTTAGATTGTATAGTTACCTTTGGATTCTTTCTTAGTTCTTCTATGATAGGATTATAGTTATCAGGTTCTGTTACTACTATTGCCTTCTCAAAGGCTTCAAGCAAAGTAAAGTAAAAAACGTAGGGATTAGGAACATATTGATCAGGGTTAGTGACGTTCTTGTCAAAAACATCTCCACTGCGAATATGGATGACAAGAGTGTCATCAGGAACATCAACACTGGGGAGTGCCAACTGAGGGTATATAAACTCCTTACAAAACGCTCGTATCTGAGTGTAGACCAACGAAGAATCAATCGTAACTTCTTTGTACGGTCCTTGATAATAGAAAAATTTGGACTGATGGTCACTACGACCATCCCCAAATTTAACCGAAAATTGTTTGATGACATCGTGTGGAATAGATTCAAATGTGGTCTTGTATGCTTGTGCCATCATCAAACCAACAGCACATTGTTGTATGTTATTACCTAGTCTACCATACCAATGAGAAATTTTCATATAAAAATGTCTCTTGCTTCGGCACCCATACATTCAAATGGTTTGTATGTTTCCTCTTTGACTACGTATGGATCAACCCACCAGTCTTCGTATGGATTTGATCCGTTACATACACTAGAACATACTAACACATATCCTTTCTCTGTCAAGTATTTTCTTGACGCATCCATGATACCAAAACCATCTTTGTATGCATCATGTTCAAAGGTTATAACACTACATCTGTACTCATCTAGTGGAAACTTTTTCAGCACATCAAATGTTATATTAGGTGGTTCACAGTCAAGAGAAAGGTAGTCTATTCTACCTTGCCACTTCTCTTTCTTGATTGCTTCCTCGTAATCAAACACTGTACCATCTGCTTCATAGCAATGGTTCTGTCTTGCCATGTCTCCATTGAAGACTTCACACATTGCTTTCTCTATTTCAATAGAGAATCCTCTCCATTCAAATACAGTCTCTAATAAGAATGTGTTACTCATACTTTGAGGATGGTTTGCACCAACCTCAACGTACTTACCATTCCTCTTACCCTTCAGCATGGACAGAACAAACAAGTCCTGATATGCTTGAGAGTAATTTTCAAATACTTTAGTGTGTCCACTGAAAGGATGCTTTAGTGTATCCTTTTCATAATTATAGGTTGTATTCATTTGCCACAGTTACCATAAGACAGATACTTCTTACCAGTTATATCATGCTCTGCATCAACAGGGAACATGTCCTTAGTAATCTGTGACATGATCCAGTTGTATGTCTTACTCATTCCCTCCTCAAGTGTTGTACTATAATCCCAACCTAACTTCTCTCTGATAAGATCGTTGTTAGAGTTTCTACCTCTTACACCTGTGTGTGGTACATCAATATGATCCTTACCAATTTCTTTATTGGCAACTTTAGCAGCAGTATCTACTAACTGATCAATGGTTACCATCTCTTCTGAACCTATGTTTATGGGATCAGTCCACGTTCCTTCCATGAGTCTACGTGTTGCTTCAATACATTCATCGATGAAGAGGAAGCTTCGTGTTTGAAGTCCATCTCCCCATACTTCAATTGAGTCTCCACTGGTTGCGTACGCCACTTTTCTACAGATAGCTGCGGGAGCTTTTTCTCTTCCACCGTACCAAGTTCCTTCTGGTCCGTAGATGTTATGATACCTCGCAATCCTAACATCGAAATTATGATTACGACTGTAAGCGAGATATAACCTCTCGCTGAATAATTTTTCCCATCCATATTCAGAATCAGGTGCAGCAGGGTAAGCGGAATCCTCACGACAATCAGGATTATCTGGATCAAGTTGGTTGTACTCAGGGTACATACAGGCAGAACTTGAATAGAATATTTTAGTTTTACCCACTGCGTCAGGTACAGGTTGTAGAAGACGTGGGTAACTTTCATTCATCTCCTTTTGACATGATAGGAGATTTATATTAATAAGAGCAGAGTTATGCATCAAGTCAGCATCATGCTCACCAGTAAAGATATATCCTGCACCACCCATGTCAGCAGCAAATTGATAGATCTCATCAAATGGTTCTTCATACTGGAAAGGAACAGGACCGTAGAAGTTTCCAGACTCTCCTCTAAAGTGTATGACTCTCATCATAAATTCTCTATCTGTGAGATCTCCTGTTACAAATTCGTTGGCAACAGTGTCAGAGAAGTCAGGGTGCTTGAGGTCAACACCTCTTACCCAATAACCTTCGCTAATCAATCTCTTTACCATATGTGAACCGATGAACCCACCGGCACCAAGCACTAATGCTCTCTTTTTCATTTGTTTTCTTTGATATATTTTATTATAACATGATCTATGTAGTCTAGCATGTCCACCGTAATAACTGGTGAGCACCCTATAAAGAACACGTTGTCTAGAACTTCTGAAGCTCTGGGATAGTTTGATGCAGGTTCGATATGCCTATAAGCAGGATGCATAAGAATATTACCAGCAAAATAATTCCTCGTTTGGATTCCATGATCTTCTAGATACTTTACAAGGTGGTGTTTACCGTCCTTATATATTATCGGAACTCCAAACCAAGAGGTCTCAGCATGTTCTTTCTCTTCAACAACCCTGCAACCAGGAATTTGGTTGAAGACCTGAGTGAGTGCTCCTTTATTCATACGACGGACACAATGTATCTCTGTCTGCTTCTCCAACTGCACAAGTCCAATAGACCCTTGCAGATCGGCAGGCTTGAGGTTGTATCCTTGGACGCCAAAGACATACTTATGATCGACATCTTGGTCGTACCCTTCCAACCAGCGATCAAATCTCTTTCCACAGACACCGTTGGGCAATTTATTCTGGGCACCTACACAGTAACATCCACGACCCCACCAAGCAAACGATCTGGCGATCTGAACTATCTCCTCGATATTAGAGGAGATCATTCCACCTTCAATCGTGCAGATATGATGTGCTGGATAGAAAGAACAAGACGCTGCGACGGCTTTTTTAGTCAGCAACTCACCTCTCCACTTGCTACCCAAGGAGTCACAGTTGTCAGCAATGTAATGCAGTCTGTTCCTATCAAGAATCTTAAAAAACTTATCGAAGTCATAGGGATTACCAAGAACAGGTGATGAGAAAACAGCAACAGTTCTAGGTGTAAGTTTATCTTCTATCTGTTGTAGGTTCCAATTCAAATCTTCCATGTCTATGTCTACAAAGACAGGTTTCAATCCATTCTGAATGATAGGATTGATAGTAGTAGGGAAACCACATGCACATACTATAATTTCATCTCCATCATGCCAATCAAAAAACTTTTTCAACGCAGCAATCATCACTAGGTTAGCAGACGAACCACTATTGACCATGACAGAATGCTTGAAGTCAAACTTCTTAGAGAATGCACGTTCAAACTTGTTGACATTCTCTCCTGCTGGCAACCACTTACCACCTAGTAGTGTTGTAATAGCAGCAGTAACTTCTCTATTGTCCCAGTAAGGACCTGAGTAATAAATGGGATCGCCTGGTTTCCAGTTCTTGTTTGGAAGATAAGGCATGATATCATATCCACCTTTCTCAAGACTGAATATGAAGTTGTCGACCTGTTCTCCTAGGTTATACATAAATCTTTGACAATAAATTCATTGGTGATGTGCTGTGCAAAACCTAACTTCCTCAACTTAGATGTATCTAACCAGAAGTGTTGTGTCTGCACGTTGTTATGGAACTCTGGTGGATCAATGCTTATAATCTCACCACGAGATCTTGTGAAGTGTTTAGCGAGTTCTACAATCTCACTAACCTTAGTGGGTTGTCCTGACCCTATGTTGTAGATTTCATTCAACTCACCCTTGTCCATAACAAGTTTCATTGCTCTACATACATCCTTGACATGCATTATATCACGACAATGAGATCCTTTATCATATACTTTGATATCACGATCTTGTTTCAATTCATTTACCATCCATTGGATAGCATTCTTTTTCCTACTGGCATTAGTATCTCCTTCACCCATGACATTACATAGTCTCAGGATTCTATACTTCATCCCCGTCGTTTGAGCGAAAGAAATGATAAGATCCTCTGCACACTTCTTGGTAATAGAATAAAATCCTGTTGGTTTGCAATCCGATACTTCGGTTGCGGGAAGTGTTCCCCCTTTTCCATAGACAAACCATGAGGAAACGAAATTGAATGTGATGTCTTCTGATCTACAGAAGTCGAGTGTTTCACAAAGGACTCGAAGATTTGTTTCGACATCCAAAGTGATCTGATCATGTACATTGTAGTTGTGGGTGGTAGAGATCATGTACAGGATGTCATTGTGCCTTGGCACTCTATCATCTCTTTCCTGTACTTCAACTTGTTCTTTGTATAGGTTCTTGAAAGTTTTACCTATGAAACCGTGACCGTATAGTGAAATCATACTAGCTTTTCTAGATACCATGTGATAGTAGCACGAATACCTACTTCAAAATCTGTAGTAGGTCTCCATCCTGTGCGTTGTGTAATCTTACTATGATCCATTCCATATCGTTTGTCAATGCCAGGTCTTTCATTGCTGATACCAATCAGATCATGTGGTTTCTTCAGCATATCTAATATCATTATAGTAACATCTATATTTCTCCTCTCACATGAACCACCTACGTTGAAGTGATCGTTGATTATATTCTTCTCTTCCAGTTTCCATATTGCAGAACAATGATCGTAAACATATAACCAATCTCTTACTTGATGTCCACCTTGATGCATGTATGTAATCTTATTTCTAAACGCATTGTATATAACTTTAGGTATCAACTTCTCTACATGTTGATGAGGACCATAGTTGTTAGAGCAGTTAGTAATAAGATAAGGTAGACCATAAGTGTTATGCCACGTCTTGACAAAATGGTCAGACGCTGCTTTGCTTGCCGAGTACGGATTTCTAGGGTCATATGGTGTTGTCTCCTTGAATAATACCTTGTCATAATATTCTAAAGAACCATACACTTCATCAGTAGATATGTGATGGAACTTCTCTACGTTATGTCTTAGACTGGCATTCAATAAATTGATTGTACCAATTACATTTGCCTCTAAGAAAGGTCTGTAATTAGTTATACTATTATCAACGTGTGACTCAGCAGCGAAGTGAAATACTTTCTTGATCTTATACTTGTCAAAGATATAATTTACATTCTCCTCCTGTGATATATCACAGTACTCAAATACAAACTGATCATTGAGTGGCATGTATTGTTTGTCAGCAGCATAAGATAGGTTGTCAATGATAACAACCTGATCATCTACACCAGTATATTTTTTGAGATAGTGTAGGAAGTTACTGCCAATAAATCCTGCACCACCTGTAACTAGGAACATAAGTCTATAAGTTTATCAATGTATGCTTTTGCCTTCTTTAGGTCTTGGACTTTATCGTCCTTGTATCCTGCACGACAGACATACTTCACTACATTACCAGCGAAGAAGTCAAGTCCTTGATCTGCTATGAAATCCCAGACTTGTATCTTACCACGTTGGTAATGTGCAGGGTCTTCTGGTTTGAAATCATCTGGATTCATTAGTAGTGACCCCATGCAAAATGATCTACACGATTATAATCGTCTTGTAGTCTTACAATATCATCTTCCTGACAGTCACCTCTTTGTACTTCTATAATTCTTATTCCCTTCTTACCACCCTGTATACGATGTCGTTGTTCTATTTGTATAAAGAATGTATCACCAACTTTACATGGTGTCTCAAGATTACCTTGAGTTATTACACCATCACCTTCTACAACAACCCAGTCCTCAGTACGATACCTATGGAATTGTAGAGAGATTCTCATCTCTGGTTCTACGAAGAGTTCTTTGACACAATAATTCTCACTCCTTTTCAAGACAGTGAAGTAACCCCATGGTCTTCTTTCTTTTTCAATCATCCAATAAACCCCGTATTCAATAAATCATACTCTAAGTTCTCCATAATAACATCGTAATCTTTATCTTTATCATTATAGAAGTAAATGTCCTGTGACTGATAGAAAGACTTTAGAGAATCATAAAGACTAGGATGATCATACTCTAAATCTATCTTATTTTCAACAGCAGATACAAGGAGTTGAGATTTGTTTTTGAATCTCGAAAGAAAAGATCCCTTCTTCGACATTGTTTTTTGAACTAACGACATAATTATACTGTTCATTCACCTCAGTTGTCAAGGAAGTAATCATACTCATTTAGAGTGACCACATTGACATTGATTGCTATCCGATATTCCTTTGTTTTAGATGGCAAAGGTGAGTGATAGTATGTAGCAGGGAAGATAAGGAGTTCACCTTCCACTGGTTTATGTATATACTCTTCTCCACCCAATAAAAACATGATGTCACCTGACTGTGGTGGTTTCCGTAGGTAGAAGACAGTAGATATATCTTTCTTTACTTTCTCAGGCATGTGGTTGTGCATAAAACTCACAGTCCTATCTTGATTAGATACGTACGCCCAACTCTTATTGAATATTCTATCTGGTATATCTGCCTTAGGATATAGTGTTATAACTTCTTGTTTTATTATATCAAACAGAGGTTGAAAGAATCCTAGATTGTTTGGTGCTATATCAAATACATATTCACCTCTCTTATAATTTTTATTACTCCACTTATGTTGTAGTATTAGTTTCTTGCAGAGCAGTTCTACATCATCTGCCCAGTCTAATCCTATATGTTTTGAGATTATATTATCTCTCATGTATGTCAGTACTATTCTCTTTAGGTAGACCACAGAATATCTGAACACTCTTTCTATTACCAAATGATTCATTGACCATGATAGGTGTCACAGCATGATCTTCTCCCTGCTCATTTATCATAAGCATATTTCTTTGAGGGTGAATACACTTCAATTCACCACTCAACTTCTCTCTCCACATGAATACACCACCCTTCTCTGGTTCCCATGTGTTTAGATATAATGTAGCACCATATAAACTTGCTTTATCATCATGCCAATTGATACCAGAACCTGGTAACCACAAGTGATAGTTTATGTTTGTAGGAACTTGATCAAAATATTGAGTCAACTGGTTACGGAGGTCATTGAACTGATAGACCTCTGGTCTGGATGAGAAACAATACTGTTTGAATCCTTTCGTTAGTTTCTCATCCCACTTCCATTTACTTATACCCCATACGTCTTGCTTCCTCTTCCTATTCATCTCATCGAGGCATCTGTCGATGAGTTCTTCTGATACTGCGTTATGAATGATTCGCATTTGCTATGCTCTCTAGGTCTGCATTGAATAGTTCTAACCCTTTATCAGTCAAGATGTGGTTGTACATCTTTTCAAATACTGATGGTGGCATTGTAACTATGTCAGCACCTCTAGCGAATGAACCAGACACACCAGACACATCTCTAATAGATGCAGATAGTATCTCTGTCTCATGCACACCCTGCACTGTGAATATACCATTGATCTCTTCAATCAAGTCTAATCCATTTACAGAGTTGTCATTCAATCTACCAACGAAAGGAGAAACATACTTTGCTCCTGCCTTTGCTGCAAGGATTGCTTGTGCTGCTGAGAATATCAAAGTTACATTTACATTTATAAGATTTCTTTTCAACTCTCTGCATACCCATAGACCCTCTGGTGTACATGGAACCTTGATGGTTGCAACATTTCCAAACAAAGTAGCAAGTCTCTTGCCTTCTTCTACCATCTCCATGGCATTACCACCAACCTCCATACTGATGTCAGTGAGTCCTAACTCTGCTAACTCTTCGTAGACTTTGATGGGATCTCTACCACTCTTACGTATAAGTGTTGGGTTTGTTGTGACACCGTCTATAAGACCAGTGACATAGTGCTTGTTGATCACTTCTGTGTCAGCAGTGTCAAGAAAAATTCTCATGTTTCTAGGTATTTTTATCGTTGGATATATATTATCATAAATACGGCTAGAATGCTACGTATAAGAATGAAAAAACTTATTCCTTTTATTATGTTAGCGTTAGCTGCACCGATGACTGCTCGTGCAGACATTACTCACAGACTGTCATCAAGTGTTCAGTTACAAGTGAACGCAGCAGCAACACAGGTTGAGAGGATTGGATCCTCATTCTCTATCACTGGAAACGGTGTCGATACAACAGATGGTACAACAGCTGGTACTGTTTCTGTTGGTACTATAACTTCAGGTGTTTATGCTCCTGGTACTATAGCAGCAACTCAAGATGTACCTGGTGCAGCTTTCAGCTTTACCCAGTCATACACCCAAGGAGACGCTGTTTCAACATCAGCACCAACAGTAGGTGCTGTAGGAAACTTCAGTAACCAAACTTCAACTGCTGCTGGTACAAAAGACACACTCGCTGGAACTATAACCAGTGCAGGGGTTATGACAATAACTGCTGGTGGTGCAGGTACTTCAGCTACAGGACAGCATGTCACTGAACTTACTATAAAATAAGGAGTTATGGTAACAAATGAAACTGTATCGTGCGATAACTGTCAGTGCACTTGTCCTTGCGACTGCACCGACTGCGATTGCAGTCCCTGTGGTCCCTAACTTCACACAGGGCTCGATGACCAGCCACACGGAGACGACGTCTACCGTGACAGAGACGATTAATTCTATGGATTACTCGACAGGCTGGACATACTCGGTAACGGGGACAAACGTACAACACGATGGCACGAGCATATCTCCTGATGTGGGGAGTGCTCAATCTAATACTTTGAATGGAGTGACTTCATCATGGACTGGTTTAGACTTAGAACAAAAACCAAACTGGACACAGAACAATGTAGGACAAGCGTTCCAATTCACGGAGCACTACAATGGCCCAGGCTTACAGACACAGACAATAATACAAAGAACAACAACAATACAAAGCGTCACAGATACAACCTCAATCTTCAGTCAATAAGTACATCAGTACTATCCGTCCTTAGTCTTTTTACCATAACTACCCCAGTCTTAGCAAACACAGACGTGGGGGGAGTTTCTGCTACCGCTAATCCAGTCGCCAACTCTTCAGGCTCAGTAACCAATCAGGCAATACAGGTTTTACAAGGACCTTATATTACCAACACTTATAGTAATGGTATACAGTGTCAAGGTGCTACCATGAACCTTACTCCGTTCTTCACTGGGAGTCTCAGCGAACAGCATCCTTACGAAGATTACTGGATGGATCCAGTGTACAACATGCTAGACGCCAATGATGACGGTGTACCCGATCATCCCGGTGAAATTTTATTTTATAAACCAACAAGAACAGGTCAGAAAAACAACCAGAATATATCAATAGGTATCAGTGGTACTATAAGTTGGCCACTTGATAGGAAATTGACTCAGTTATGTAAAGAGGCAGCAACACAGCAGATAGCATTCATCGAGCAGACAAATGCCAACAAGAGATTAGATTTTGAGATAGCTAGATTAAAAAATTGTGGTCAGCTAATGAAGGAGGGAATTATGTTCCATCCAAAGTCTCCTTACTACTCTGTATGTGCTGATGTTGTATTAGTGAACCCACCAAATACATTACCAAATCATACCCACTCTATCCCTTCAACTTCTTATTCTTTTTCGGAACCTTCAAAGGAGGTAGACCCCTCTTCTCCCGATACTTATTTGATCTCACCTCCTGAGGAGACAAAGTCCGATGACGTCCCAGTTTCTTCTTCACAGTATCAGTTGCCTTCTTTATTAGAGGTTTCACAGCCCTCAGAATCAAATCCGCTAGGGGTTTTGCAAATAGGGCAGACGCAGTAGCAACAGTTGCTATGACTGCTGTAGTCGTAACCACGTTTGTAGTTGGTAAATATTTTTCAATAGCAGTAGTAGGTTCATATAATACTACACAGGTCGTGCCTTGGAGTTCATGACCTATAACCTTCTCATCTCCACTTTGAGATAGATCACCCACTCTTGGTTGACCTGGTGCAGGACATGGTTGTTCCTCTGTACCTAGATCAGTAGTCTCAGGAACCTCTGGTGCACCTGGTGGATCTGGTGGTGGTTGCACTTCGGGTGGTGGTGCTTCTGTCGTTATTATTATATCTTCTGGTACATAGTCCATCGCATCAAAGGATGGATACTGACCGTCACATAAAACAACAGTCCCATCACTGTCATCCGTGACAAGTGAGGGACTTTTTCCTTCGTCTTCTGGGTGTGCTTCTACACAACCTGGTAAATCTACTATTGGTTTCCCAATGTACACTGTAACTGGGACTGTTACGTTAGGTACAGAGGGTGCATTGAATACTTTTATATTTGGCACGTTGAGAACTCTGATAGGAGGTATAGTTACCTCTATCTTATTCACACTTGGAGAGTGTATGAAGTCAAGTTCTTCCATCTTCTAGGTAACAATACTCACATGCATTTGGGTGACCTATGAGTTCTGGGATGTCATGCTTTGCTTGCTGTAGTGCTTGGAAAGCATCCTCTGCGTACTCACAGATCTCTATAACGTTGTTCATCATGTCATGATAACCTACGATATAGTGTTTCATAGTTCTGTATTATTTACTACATTACTATGTACTATACCACAGGTATCCTATGATGACTTTTTATTTGGACTCGCTGATATTGTCACGGGACCCTGTTCTAACCTGATTGTTTGAGTGGGTGCTGCTTCTGCTGCTTTGGCGATGAGCATCTCCATATCCTTCTTGGTTATGTTAACACCTCCACCAGCTTCACCGTTCTTTTTCTTACCACCGGTCTGGATTCCGAACGTAGCTGTAACTCCCGTAAACACCGAAGCTATAAAGGTCGGATCGATTTTGTCTTGTTCCCAACCTGGTATTGTGACGTAGTTCAATGTTAATATTGCACCAGACCACACCAGAATACCAAGGCGAACAAATGTACTAAGAATTACTAACTGCTCTTCTTTATCTTCAGCAAACTCTTGGAGTTTACCTATAGGACCTTTAGGTTTGTCCTTCTTATCTTCCATCTAGAAACTGCTAGGCAGTTTTATTTATAGGGATGGTGGTGTAGGTATTGAAGGTATTGCTGGTCCTGTAGCATCAGGTAGATCAACACTAGGTAGTGACTCAGTAACGCTTCCCATCACTGCTTCAAGTGCTTTCTCTTTGACGCTCTCAATGATAGCGTCTTTTCTGATGTATACATACCCTGCTGTACCAACGACAGCGAGTGATACTGCACCAGCGAATAGTGCTGCTGCATTAATTAGTTTTTGCATAAGAATCCTCTGCTAGTTTACGTAGGTAGTCTTGAAATGCCTGTTCAATACCATTAGTATTGGGGTTTCCTTGATCTACCCATAGAGTACAGAACTCATACACTGCACGTGTATGGTCTGCTAAATGATGTTGCAATGCACGAAAGACTTCTGCCCTCAGTAACATTCTCTCGTCTGAGTAACGCCAGTCTTCCATATCAGCCTTTGGACTTGATAAAGCTTTCCGCGTCCATGACAACCAGTGGTTTTTTACCATTTTTCTTCATTATAAGAATAGGTTCGTAGTCACCAGAGTTATCAATTGCTTGTTGATAAGCATCCCAAACGTTCAACTTCTCTTGGTTCTTACATTCTATACTAAAAGGGAACTTTTGTCTAGCATCTCGTGCCATAATAAGATCTTCACCACCAGCACCCATAGACCTAGACTCGATGTCCTCAGGATGTACTTCCCTATGTTCAATAAGTTTATCTCTCACCCACTGCTGTAGTTTCCTACCCTTTGCCTTCGCTGATTGCGGTTTCATAATAATTTTTTCTCCACTATATCTATAACCTTTTTTGCTATCACTTTATTACCCTCTATTGATGGGTGGTGACATGGCAGTAGGTCAACTGGTGTACGGAAATCATAATCATATGTCATACCAAAGGATTGTCCCAAGTGTCCTAAGAAGTATGGTTTATCCAGACACTTCAAGTGTGAGGTTATAGCAGTATGATTTATTTCCTCAAAAACTTTCTCCTGATACTTGGTGTGTATCTCTGTACTGTAGTGTTGGAAGAATTGAATGTGTCTTTGTGACCATCGTGCACCATTATCATTGTACCTATACCTTCTCCATCTACTGGCACTGCTATCATAGTACTCTCTTCTTATATGAAAAGTAAATTGAATAAAGAATAAATCAAAATCTTTTAGATCAAATGTCATATCAGGAACATACTCATTCATAGTTTGTCCTGTAAAAAAGTGCCTCATGATAGTATCATTGGTGGCACCACTACTTGCTATATTAAATTCTTCAGCACCAAAGTGTTTACTTACAAGGTAACTCCATCTTTTATCTGCTGGCACTCCTTGACCAAATGTAAAGGAGCAACCATCAAAATAAAATTTCATTTATTTTCGTACTGTAATATCTCCCAAGTATGCTTATAATCAAACACATAATAGGTAGCACCTAATTTTTTTTCTCTTATTGTCTGTGCAAGAAGGAAGTCATTACCTCCTTTCTCCATCTTATCACCAAAGAATTTTATATCTCCATCAAAGTCTCTAAGTATCTGACTCTTATCTCTACCTTGTGGTGCTATGTCTAGTCCTGTCTCACCACCAACAGTAGCATAGAGGTCAGGAAACTCTCTATTGAATCTCCTAGCAATTTGATGTCTCTCATTCTCATCTTTATCCCATTGCTTATATACTTCTCTCTCCTCAAAGTTAGCACCTCTACCTAAGATACTAAAGTTGACACAACCAGGTCTCCTTTCTATATGTGTACCAGTTCTGATAGTAAAATTACTTTGCTTGAGTTCTAACATCAACCATGCATTGGCATCATGAGGTAGTTTCCAATCGTCTCTATAAACATTACGATCTCCCTCCCACACATCTGAACCAGAACAATTATATACTCTCTGTGCTCTGTTATACACATCAAGACCCACCTGATCTATAGTCTTCTGTCTATCACTACCAGTCACCAGATACACAGGGTGCTTGCATTCAAATATTATGAACCATGCCATGAAAGACAAGTCCATTTGTCTCCTAGCAGGAGTCAGTGTGCCATCAACATCAAAAATGTAGTTCATTTGTCATAAATTTTATTACATCATCAGCAATGTGACGATGACCTTTGACTGAAGGGTGCCCTCCATCAGGTAGTCTAGCATATGTATGGAGAAATAGGTCATAATCTAAATCTTTATTTGCATTTTTCCATTGAGTGCACAGGAACAATGGTTTACCAAGTTCTTTACAGTATGCTCTTATAGATTTGACTGCAATCTGTTCTATTACTCTCCCCTGTACCTCACTGTATTTGTATTTGAGATAGTCCTCTGCCCACTTATCTTTATCTGGATGATATCTCCTCCATCTCTTTTCAATATCACAAAAGTATTCTCTTCTACGAGGGTAAGACAGTTGTATGAAGAACATATCAAACTCATGGAGAGGAATCTCTTTCTTTTTATACTTACCAGTAAATAGATGTCGCATAGCAGTGTCAATAGGTGCACCACCAGTTGCTAAATTAGTTTCTTCTGCTCCAAAATGTTCACATACTAAGGTAGACCAACGTGATTTCCTAGGAAGACCACATAACTCTAGTCCTCCACCATTCATCCATGAGTCACCATCAAAGTAAAACTTTTTCATCTATCAACTTTATAATATCATCAGCAATTTGTCTATTACCCAGTGGTGATGGGTGTCCATCAGGTAATTTATCATACTTTGTAGTTATCTCTTCAGTCACATAGTGTTTACTTGCAGCGTTTAGATATATGTCGTAGTCCATAACAGCACTCTCTGGATTCATAAACGTAAGAGTTATGTATGGTTTCTTCAGTAGTTTAAGATGTGATGTAATTGCTTTCATCATCACAGTCTCATAAACTGCACCCTGTTTTGGGTCATATATGTCAGTCAACCAGTACTGTATCCACCTCTGCAACTCAGGATTTTTCTTTCTCTTCTCTGCTTCTTTCTTGACACCTCTAAACTTATATCTTTCCCACTTCATAGTAGTTCTATTCCAATACTCACCTCTTCTAGGTGACGTAGACTGTATAAAAAATAAATCAAAGTCGTTGAGATCGAATCGTATAGGATTCTTCATCACATTGTGCTCTCTAAACTTCTCTCCCATAAAAAAATGTCTCAGTATGGTGTCATTAGCAGCACCACCTGATGACAAGTTGAATTCTTCTGCACCGTAGTGATCAGAAACTAATTTTGTCCAACGATTTGCTAGGAAATCATGTCCATACTCACTCATGGCATACCCATGTGAGAAGGAGCATCCATCAAAATAAAATTTCATACTATATCTATGTCCTTTTTACCCCACTCTACAGGTACATCTCCAAAGACTCTTTTATAATCCACATAGCATAAATCAAACTCCTTTCTCAACCTATCATAGTCTATAGGATTCTTTTCATTTCTCCATTGATCCCAGAACTCAGGGAACTCTTTTATGTTAGTACCTCTCTCTGGATAGTATGCATTCCTATGCATTTTTGGAATAGGATGTCCTAAGAAGTCTGACAGTTCACTAGGGTCTTCCCATATCCTTTCCATAACCATTGGTAACACTCTCTCCTCACCAAAAACTCTAGCATACTTCTCATACACCTCACCATATAAAGCTGATCGTCTTATACCACCCTTCTTGTTGTATATTCTACTGTATTCTGTACGTGCTTCAGACCATATCTTACGAACAGGGTCTCTGAATATCAGAGTTATCTTAACATCAAAGTGTTCAGACAACTTGTCACGTAGAAAACAAAGATATTCCTCATCTGCCACTGCCATCTTATTACAGAAGTCACCCACCGACTTGAACTCACCATCAAGATAGTCCCAATGCCTTTTATAATATTCAATATATTTCTCTATAGATGTAGGAAGAGAAAAGAAATAGTCCTCCTCCTCTTTAGTAAATTTTATATGCTGTCTTGATGGTGCTTGAGCAGAAGGTTCTGGTGTGAGAACAAACTTCCTCTCCACATTGGTATCTTGATTCCTTAGTAACCATAACCAATGAGTCTTCTTACGATGTCCAGTGTGCAGATACTTAGTATCATCTTGTAGAGTTCGCCACAATGGACTGGTCGCAGAGTATGCAGTTCCAAAATTTAATAATAAAGGTATCAATTTTTAGGATAACCTTTAAGGTTACAGATTATCATATATGAACCCTTGATAGGTCCGCTAATAGCATTCGCTACAACTGCTGAGACTTCTCCTTGTATAGAGTCAACATATAATCTTTGGAATGCACCATGTGGTGTAACCATTATGACAATACTGTCAATGTCTATCTTACCCTTCCAATCAGCAGGGAAATTTATAACCCCATTGTCTGGTATGTCACCCTTTACTCTGACTGCACCAAATGTTGGTGCATGATCCCCTCGATTCTTTGCCATTGGTTGTCCCTCCTCTTGGATGTAAATTTTGCCTGAATCTGTTCTGTACTTATGGTATATCTCACCCCAAATCTTTAGTTTGCGGCCATCACCTCTACCATTCATTACTCAAACGCTTGAGTATTACTGTAGTTACCTGTGCTGGTGTCTATTTCTACACCGTCCTGTAGGTTAGCGATTAGAAAATACCATCCTTGAATATGAGATCCTGCTGCATTCTTTACTATTGCTTTACTTCCATATGATATAGACTCAACATATAATTCTTGATATGATTTGTAAGGAGTAAGTATAATAGAGATAGTATTAGTCTTTACTTTACCCGCCCATGCTTTTGGGAACTCTATAATACCATCCGCAGATAGTCTACCTTTTGCTCTAACTGCTAGGTTATATGTTTTAGCTGATGAATTTAAATCTACGGACATGTTATTCCTTTGAATATAGTGTTACTATTTATTACTTTTATAACATCTTTGGCGATCTGCCTATGTCCTTCAACACTTGGGTGTCCATCAGGGAAACTGTCGTACCTTGTCTTAGGAAGATTAGTAGTTTGATTAGGATCCTTGAAGTTCAAGTGGTAATCCATGCGAGATTCTTTATTTTTTATAACTGTAGACCAGAACACAGGTTTGTTCAATGCTTTTAGGTGTGAATCTATGCTCCTATATGTCACCTCTTCCTTCACTCGTCCTGCTTTATCGCTGTATATTCTCTTCAAATAGTAGTCAATCCATTCCTCTAGCACAGGGTCTTCCTTCCTGAGTTGATCTTTATAAACCTTTGCCTTGAACTTATATCTCCTCCAAATATTTTTTATATCATCAAACCACTCACTCCTAGCAGTAATGGTAGTCTGCATAAAGAAACAGTCATAGGTTTCCAACTCATCATAATTTTTGACGAAAAAATTTCTGAGTATGGTGTCATTAGCAGCACCACCTATGGCAAAGTTATGTTCTTCTGCATTGAAATGGTCACAGACATGGTGTGTCCATAGTAAATTTTTATAATTTTCGTGTCCAAACTTTTTGAATCCTCCACCAGCAGTGAAAGAGCAACCATCAAAATAAAACTTCACTTCTCAGCAGCATATAAAGCAAATGTAGAGGTAGTTATAACAGTCATCATGTTAGCAATATGTTGTTTAGTTTCTGAGTTACACTCTCTACCTGGCATAAGACATCCATGGATAGTAGCAGCAACTATCAGTAACTGTGTTACCACTACTACTTGTATTAGGTTTATAATTCTACCTTTCAAACAAGGAGATCCATCTTTATTCAAAGGTGGATCGAATCTTCCTCTAGAGTTTGAATCCTGAGAACGTGTCCTTCTTGACGTCTTGTTTGATTCCTCCGACGACATAACTTTCTACCTCTGTCTCCTGTGGTGCAACCTGTAAACCTTTAGAACTAATCCAATGTTCTGTCCAAGGTAGTGGGTTGTTCTTTATGGGTGCATCATATATAGGATCTAGTCCAATCGCTCTCATTCTTTTATTGCAGATCCACTCAACATATTTAACAAGTAACTTATCGTTGAGTCCTATCATGCTACCATCTTTGAATAAGTATTGTGCCCACTCTTTCTCTTCTTCCACTGCCATTCTATACATGTCAATGACAGTTTGCTCTTCTTCTTTCATTATCTCACTCATGACAGGGTCATCTCCCTTCTGCCATGCCTTGATCATTTGTTGAGTGAGGACTGTATGTTGGTTCTCGTCTCTTGCAATAAGTGAGATGATTTTTGCCGAACCTTCCATGAGTTTGAGTTCTCCAAATGCAAAACTGCAAGCAAAACTAACATAAAAACGAATACCTTCGAGTATATTGACATTAGATACAGCAAGATAAAGTTTACGTTTTAGTTCTCTTTCTTCATAAGACGCATTGTAACTAGCATTCTTCCACTCAGGTCTCCACCAGTTACTCTGATCATATTGATGTGCCATGTTGATGAAGTCATCATAGGCAGCAGTCACTGACTTAGCACGTGCCAATATCTTATCATCATCCAGTATGGTATCAAAAACCTCTGCTGGATCTGGATAAACATTCTTGATAATATAAGTGTATGATCTACTATGAATCATCTCCATAAACTGCCATACATTCATAGCACCTTCCAACTCAGGCAGTGCACAGTAGGGTGAGAATGCCATACCAGGACCACGACCTTGTACAGAGTCAAGGAGTATTTGATATTTCAAATTAGAAGTAAAGATATGCTTCTGCTCTGGACGTAGAGACTGGTAGTCACCACGATCCTTTTGTAGAGACACCTCTTCTGGTCTCCAAAAGTATCCAAGCATCTGGTTTGTTAGTTTCTCAAACACAGGATACTTATATGAATCATATCTCTGCACACCAAGGGGTGCACCAAAGAACATAGGTTGTTCTTTTGTATCGACATGTCCTTTATTGAAGACAGTCATACCATTGACTGGTGTAGACTCAGTCACTCTAAATTGCACAGGAATCACAGGATTCTTCCGATAGGTTTTCTATTTCTGCTATTAGATCTTTAGTAGATGCTACCGGTTCCTCTATTTCATCACTCTTCATGTCATGAGTGTTCTGATAGTAGGAAGTTTTCCATCCATACTTATATGTGGTCAACAAATCTTGTGCCATAACAGAAACTGGCACTTCATTATTTGGATAATTCTCTGGGTTGTATGACCAATTACCAGATATTGCTTGATCAAAGAATTTTTGCATCACAGAGACAACATTTATGTATCCCTGATTGTCTTTCATATTCCATAACAATGTATAGTTATTTTTTAGTTTACTATACTGTGGCACAACTTGCTTAAGAGGTCCTTTCTTGGACTTCTTAATGGACAAGTAGTCTCTAGGTGGTTCGATTCCATTGGTAGCGTTTGACACAACGGAACTGCTCTCCGAAGGCATCTGTGCGGACAATGTTGAGTGCCTAAGACCGTGGGTCTTGATGTCATTCCGTAAAGAATCCCAATCATGTTGGTATGCTACTGTTGTAATCTCATCTACATCCTTCTTATATGTATCAATTGGAAGTTGTCCCAAAGAGTATTTTGTGCGGTCAAAATATTCACATGCACCCTTCTCTTTTGCGAGTTGATTTGATGCTTTTAGTAAGAAGTATTGGAACGACTCGGTTAGTGTATGTGCTGCGTCCCATGCCTCCTGAGAATCATAAGCAAACCCTAATTTTGCAAAGTAATGTGCTAGTCCAATGTAACCTATACCAAGAGATCTTCTTGCCTTAGTAGATTTCTCAGCAGCAGCAACAGGATACTCTTGATAATCTATAATCTCATCTAATGCTCTGACTGCAAGGTCACATAGTGACTCCAGTTCTTTATCTGACTGTACCTTTCCTACGTTTACAGCAGACAATATACACAGTGCTATCTCACCTTCCTTATCGATGTGTTGCAGGGGTGTAGTAGGTAGGGTAATCTCCTGACAGAGGTTACTCATAGAAACCTTGTCAATAAATGATGAATGACTATTGCAGTGGTCGATATTCATGATGTATATACGACCAGTCTCTGCTCTCTCCTTTAGAATTGCGAGGAAGAGTTCTTGTGCAGCGATGGTTTTTCTTGGGATTGATTCATCCAACTCGTAACCGCAATATAACTCATCAAACCTATCGGTCCCAAAACTCTCAAACAAGTCAGGACAATTATGAGGGGAAAAAAGCGAGATGTCTTGATTCTTGATAAACCTTTCGTAAAAAAGTTTTGAGATTTGGATTGAGTAGTCGAGTTTTCTGACACGGTTGTCCTCTGTTCCTTTGTTATTCTTGAGTACAATTATATCTTCTATTTCTTGGTGCCAGATGGGGAAGTGGACAGTCGCTGATCCACCTCTAACGCCATTTTGAGTGCAGCATCTGACAGTACTTTCAAACTTTTTGAGGAAAGGTATAACGCCTGTGTGTTGAACTTCTCCGCCTCTGATTTTACTGTTGATGCCACGGATTTTGCCCGCATTGATGCCAATACCCGCCCTCTGTGCAACATACTTGCCGATAGCCATATCACTGCTAAAGATGCTATCGAGGGTGTCATCAATATCCACAAGAACACAGCTAGCGAATTGTCGAAGTGGAGTTCTAACTCCCGCCATGACAGGTGTGGGAATGTTGAGCTTGTGTTTGCTGATGCTGTTGTAGTATCTCTGAACATAACTGATTCTTGTTTCCTTAGGGTAGTTTGCAAATAGTGTAGCAGCAATCATAATGTACATCTGCTGTGGTGTCTCATACACTTCACCACTGCTTCTGTCTTGTACAAGATACTTGTCAAAGACTTGTCTCAATCCTGCATAGGTAAACAGGAAGTCACGATCATGATCTATTATACCATCTATTTCATTGATCTCTTCATCAGAATATTTATCAAGCACTGTGGTGTCATACAGACCTCTCTCAACGCACTCCTTGATATGGTCATGAAGGTGTGGAATTGTTTCTAACTTACCATACAGACCCTTACGGAGGGCAAAGAGCATAAGTCTAGCAGCAACGAACTGATAGTTAGGATTGTCAAGTGTTATAAGATCACTAGCAGACTTGATTAGAATATTCTGTATCTCAGCAGTAGTGATACCATCATAGAATTGTATACCAGATTGTATCTCTACCTGTGATGCAGAGACTCCTGCTAAATTTTCACATGCACGTTCTGCCATGATGTGCATCTTTTCAAGATTCAATGGTTCAGTAGAACCGTTTCTCTTTACAACTTTTATACCGTTGCTCATACTTTTTTCCAAGTTTGTAGTTTTAGTTTGGCTTTTAATCCTGTATATGTGTTGGATTCTAGCAGAGAATTGACATCATGTCCAGCTAAAACCATGTCATTGATGTCTTTTTCTCTGATTTGTGTGGGAAATATCACCACCTTGTGGGATTTCTCGATGGATTTAGTAATCTTAGAGACGATTTCCCTGTTCCTTGGTTCGTTGTCGAAGACGTAGGTAAATTCCAAATCACCATACCCGCTAAGATCCACGTCACTACCGCACATAGCAATGGAATTATCAATGAACGTTGAGTCAAATGGTCCTTCTGTGACATAAACCTGTTTCGTTTCATCTATTGTATCAAACCCATACACTTTGGGGTGATCTTCCACTAACATCAGGGTCAAATATTTAGGTTGTACAAACCCGTCCAAAGCACGTCCTTGAAGACCAATCAATCTCTTATTTGAGTCGTACATTGGGATTACGATACGTGCATGTTCATCACGAACATTAGTAAATGTCGGTTTGATAGTATTGCAGAAGTGCTTGAACCTCTCAGCGTAATAGAACTTGTCTGGATTTAGTTTACGGTTCTTTAAATAGGAAGATGCCCTAGCATTTTCAGATGCTAAAGGCAAATCAATTTTCTTTTTGAATACAGGTTTATTGATTATCTTCTTGAAGTCTGGTTCAGGTGTGGTCGTTGCCTTGCCTGTCAGACCTTCTTTATATCGCTCCAGAACGTACTGATCATACAGTTGGGGGTCTTGATCCTTTAGAAAGTTTGTGAAGGATCTGGAGAGACCACAGTTATGACATTTGAAATTGAAATCTGTCTTGACTTGGTACAGATATCCTCTAGTTTTGTTCTTATTCTTCTTCGAGTCACCACAATAAGGACACCTGAACGTATAGAGATTGTTCTTTGTCCTTTTGAATTTACCAAGTCGAGCAGATACCAAACTTATATACTTGGCATCAATGTGAATCATTACAAAGGTTTAGTTTTTCTGTATGATAGCAGACGTCGTATTAGTGGTCAAGTTTCTTATGAAGATTTGTCCAAGAGGTGAGACCACGAAACTTATAATGGTCAACGCTCCTGCTATAGTCCACATCTTCTGCTCTATAGTACGAAGACGCTTATCTACTAGCATTATATCTCTCTCACATCCTTTCTTTATTTCTCTTGCATGACGATCTAACTTCTCATCAACCTGTTCTATCTTCTCAAACAGTACTGCATCTATTCTATCTTGTTTATCTAACTTCTCATTGTGAACAGCAAGCAACTGTCCCATCTTGACTGAGTTCTCTTGCAGGGACTCTACAATTCTCTCTAGTCTTTCTAGTATAGCGTTATTGGCAGCATTATTTGGGTCCACTGTTCATCCATCTTCTACGTGATCCATGACCAGCAGTTGCATACTTCTTCTTTTTCTTAGGTTTCATCCCTTTATCATACCCTGCCACAGGACCTTCGTCATCTGCTTGCGAGGAGAAACCTGCCTTCCCAGTACTACCAGGATCGGTGGACATCATCTCTTCTCTTATGCTTTTCCAATCCTTCATTAGATAGAATTTAGAATAACGTATGCTTCCTTGTGTGTTGGTATACTATCGAGACCAGTCTTAGGAAAATCTGGTATTCGATTCAGGAATTGTAAGAAAGTTTTGATAAGAGACCAATACTCTTTATCAATCTTGTAGAAGAATAACGGTATTGCACCTTCGCCAAATACATTAAAACAAATAATCATATGGTTGAGTATCAGGTGATGCTTTAGTTCCCCTGATACTACATATTTCTTCATCAACCTTTTGATATACTTGAATCTTTTTAAGTCCTCCTCAAAGTCTTCCATGGTGGCAGCATGAGGATTTTCATAATGTTTTATAGCAAATAGCACATAATTGTCATCATTTAGTTCATCAAATTTCATTTAGATTCATTGCCTTTTTAGGCTTCTACTGTTAAAGTTCCAGCAGCAGTACCGATAGCAGCAGAATTAGTGATAGTAGACGCTGTGTTAGTGCCTGTATCCTTGATAGTTCCACCGTTTAGTGCCAGAGCATTTGCTCCAATTGATAGTACGTCGCCAGCGTTAGTGTCGTTAGCAGCAGCACCAATGGTCTTACTAAAGACTAATTCATTAGTTGTTGTACCACTAGCATATGAAGCGGTAACGTTTCTTGCTACTGTATCGTTAGTGATAGTCAACTGAGGAGTTCCAGTTACGTCAACTGCCTCATTGAATCTGACTCTAACTTGTAGTACACCACCAGCAGACTTGTCAAACGCTGTAGATATAAATTCAATCTCAGTAATGTCAGCAGCACCTAGTGATACCGCTAGTCCACTAATAGCGACTAAGAGTTCGGGGTCAGCGTTAGTGTTGTTATTACCACTAAGTGCTGAACCAGCTTCTCTTACCCAACCACTAGCGTTAGCAAAGACTTCTTTCTTCTCAGCAGTTGTCAAGTTCTTTGGCTTAGATTCATCAGAATCTGATGCTCCCCAGAGTGCCATGTCGTTCTTTTCCTCGTTTTACGTTTTACTATTTATCCTTTGGCTTTGATTGCCTTAGCTACTGTTTCAAGTAGTCTATCGTCCATGTCAGTCTTTGTAAGCTTTACTGCTTTACCTAGAATGATTAGACACACTTCTATTAGTTTTTCACCCAACTCTTCGTTGTCAGGTATCTTGTCTACAGCATCAGTAATGATTTTTGTAGCAAATGGTAGTAGAAATCCAAACATAATAATCCCTAAAGTTCCATATTATATAGGATATTATTTACACTCCTTTTAGTAATCTATCTAACAGTCCCTTACCACGTCTCTTACCCTCTGTAGGGTCATACTTAGTGTTCTTCATATCTTTGTTCGCTTGATTCTGAGCATCCTTCATACCACCGTCATTGATACCAGTGACATTACCCTCTTTTACACCCTTAGGCACACCCATTCTCTGCATAGAACTGAACATTCTAATTGCTTTTCTTCTTTGAAATGCATCAGTGAGATCAAGACCTTTATCCTTTGCCAGTTCTTTGTAATCATTATAAGGTGCTGGCATTTCAGTTACAAATTGTTTATAACTCTTCATGTTCCTAATCCCTTACCAGATTTCATGTTCTCCTTACTACCATATCTTGCTCTAGCATTTACATAAGACTTTGTATCACTACCATAACCCATCTCCTTAGTGTCTTTCTTGAGTTGTTGCTTCTCCTTATGTCTAGCAAGATACTTACCAACACCAGTAGTCTTCGCACCCTTCACCTTCTTAGGTTGGTTGCTACCACTCCTCATTATCTGACCCTTATACTTTTTCTTTACAGCATCAAGAGCAGCGTCCTTTACCTTAGGACCTGTAGGTTTCTTGGTACCACCTTTATCATAACCCTTCTCTTTCTTTAGACGAGTTGCTTCAGGTAGCATAGGTGTTTCAGGTTCATACTCACAGTTCCATGCTCTGAGAGACTTGTTGATTCTAGAATTAGGATCATTTGCAGTCTTCTTAGAGGTCAACTTCTTCTTCATACCACTCATCCTTGCACAGAATGATGCTCTTCTCTTATTACCTTTCTTTTTACTAGGTGCTTTCAAATCTGAGCCAGGATTCTCACGTTCATAAGACTTACGACCCTTCTCATTTAGTCCCCCTGATGGAGACTTTCCAGACTTTTTTGTCCAAGCAGCCCCCTCTTGTACCTTGTTACCACCTTGTGTAAGACCAGCTTTCAAACCCTCTATCTGCTTATCAGTTAGTGGTTTACCATTCATAGTCTTTGTCTTGATTGCATTACGTATTCTATCCAACTCAGTCTCTTCCTTCTTGAAGTTCTTGATTGCATTGTCAATGTTAGTTGCTATAGATGGTTTTTCTACCTTAGTTTTGGTGAAAGTATTCTTAATACCTTTTACAAGACCATCTTTTTTGATGTTCTTGATGGCATTTACTCCTGTCTTTACATTATTGATTGTATTTCTTACAGATGTACCGCCAATACTAAGATCTGTTCCACTTGTTCCAAACTTGAGTGCTACAGATGTCTCTTTGACAAGGTTACCACCCTTCTCTACCTTACTACCCTTTGGTATAGGCATACACTTACCTTTCTCCTTACAGAAATACATCCCTTCGCCACATGATTGCTCATATTGTACACTATCTCTTAGATCATCAGGCACATTGTCCTCACTACCTGATATCTTAGCAGCATACTCTCTTCTCTTGAGCATTCTTCTACCTCTAGCACCAGCGTCTTGTGCTTTCTGTGGTTTCCTTTCTGTCTCCTTAGGTTTAGATGTCCTTCTAAAACTAAACTTTATCTCAGTTAGAGTCTCTTCACTCCAATCCTTTCTAACATATTCCTTACCACCAGGTCCAATGTCAGTTACCTTAGTCTTGATAGGTCTATTGACCTTGATCTTGACCATCTTTTTCTTCTCTACAATAGTCTCTTCCTTTTTTATTTTCGCTAGATCTTTATGTAGTTCTCTATACTGTGCTTTACTATCACCAGATCTTTTATTTGACTTATCCATCCTCTTATTTTTACCCACAGTCTTATATCCACCAGTGGTATATCTTTTTTGATAGAATCCTTCAGTCATCTCACCTTCTGGTTCGTGTGATTGATTCAATTGCTGAAGAAGTTTATTCTTCTGATCGGTTGCTCTTTTTATGTTATTAAGATTAGTACCAGGTGTGTCAATAGATTTCTTCATCTGGTTTCTTGCCTTCATACCTTGAGCAAACTTCCATGCTGCAAGACCAGCAGCAGTCAATGCTGCACCTGTAGTGAATACACCCTCTTGTTGTGTTGACTCCCAATGTGATGTGTCTCCACCTGAGTTCCTTATCTTCTGTAGGTGCTGATCCTTAGTAATATTAGGTTTCATAATAGGTCTATTCCAGACCTCTTTTGCTTTGTTGATTACCTTCTTACCTATCTTCTTCAAGTCTAATTCATATATGTACTCGTCAGAAAACTTTACACGTCTGGACACAGGTGTAGTAGTACCTGATGGATTAGTGACTCCCTTTGTTACTCTTGCATTACCCTTCTTCTTTGAACCACTCTTGAAATCTCTGTGAGTTTTGTTGAACTCTTTAGTAGACATGGTATGATACGCTTCCTTATCTTCCTTTACACTCTTCTTTCTTCTATTGATTTCCTTCTCTATTCTTTTCTTCATGAAAGAGTTAGCAGGACTCTGATCCATACTACTAAACTTCTTATGAGCAGCAGCGAGTTTCTCATCACTCTGCCTCCTCATTTTAGCGTCTTCACTTACAGATTCCTTTTTCATTTTCTTTTCAGGTAGTCCTTTATGTTTAGTTGATGCAAACTTCTTTGCATCTTTCATCTTTATGCTGGCAGCAGTTCTGGCAACCTCAGGTGAGGTAGTTTTCGCCTCACCTTTTTGAGCCGCTCTAACCATCCCGAAGAATCTTTGTTGTTTTCGGGAGACTGCTTTTTCATTTAGCATTGAACAGCTTGAGTGCGTCAGTCTCTACTTTATCCATTAGAGATTCCTTCTTACAATCAGGAACTTTCTTACCGCCCTTCATCTTGGTACCAGTTGCCTTGTAACCTTTCCAACAGGAAGGTTTATTAGGATCCATACCAATGTTCTTACGTGCTTGCTTTAGACTCTCACTAAATTTTTTCTTTTTCTTCTTCGCCATCCCACCATATCCTTCGGTCTTCATCTCAGGATTGATCTCGACCTTGTTCTTTACACCTGTTGTCTTGATGTCTAACTTCTCTCCCTTTACTGCTTCCTCTACAGAACTAGGTGTTCCATCTGCTTCATCTTCATGCTCAATGACATTACCATTTTCATCCTTTTGATGATGCTCAACTATTTCAAACCCTAAGTCTGCTCTCCAGTCTTCCTTCTTCAACTTCGCTCTCTTTGCCTTAGTCTTAGCAATGATTCTATCTCTTGCTTCAGATGCTGCCTTGTTAGGACCATCATATGCCATAGCACCTTTAGCAGTTCTTGGTGGTTTCTTCTCTTCCTGCTTCTGACCAATCCTTACTTTACCATCCCCTTTGTAAAGTCCATATGCTTTACCCTCAGTACGAGTGTCCTGACCATCAGGTTTGCCACCTTTCTTCTTCTGTATAGCATTATGTACTACACCAGCATGTTCTTTGGAACCACTTTCAATCTTACCATCACCATCATAATCTTTCTTTGCTTTTTTCTCTTGCAAATAAGGTGATCTTAGATCATCGTATACTTGTGTAAAGGGATTACTCATTTCTTTCCTAAGTCTTATCGTATTATTTATCAAAAATCAAGTGGCAGGAATAGTTTATCTATTTCTTTTGCCTCTGATATCCATGCTCTGAAGATTTCTTTATTCTCATCAACACAAATCAGATGATTAGCACCACGTCTAAAGATCTGTCCTACTCTACTGTGTGACTCAATCATTGAACCATTCTTGAATATATCTCCTGCCAAATATTGCTCTCTTATAGTACGTTCATCTACAGGTATGACGTTCATCATAATATAATTGTAGAGTTGACCGTTTGCTTTCAATGCTAGCTCTGAGATTTCTTTTGCTCTGGACTGTCGTACAACGATATTAATTGCGTCAAATCCATTTTCATAGAGTGATTGTAAGACGTCGTAGATTGTTTCTGCGTTTGCATCGTCAACGATGGACTCGCTAATCTTAGGATATGCATTCTTTAGTTCCTCAATTTCAGTGTCTCTACTTGGAAAAATGTAGAAGTATTCTCCACCTGATACTTCCTCTACTGTAGCAAGTATGTTATCGGTGACATCATCTTTGTCAAATTTATCAAACGCAATCGTAAGTGGGTTCTCTCTACTGACATTTTGTAGTGCTGCCTTTGCCTGTCCATTGGCAGAGTTTGGATTGGGTTGTGCTGTTTGTACTGACCTTGCTGCAACTTTACTTGCAAGTGTAGGTCCGTCATCACCCGAACCACGTTTAGCAACTGTTGCTGCTGCACTAGATCCACGAGTGCCCATCTCATCTTCACCACTGCCTTGACCACTGAACATCTTAAGTTCACCCTTGACAGTCTTTGCCTTCAGGTTTCCTTGTCTGTCATACCAGTCTCCATGACCATCACCAACGAGACCTAAACGCTTCGCTTCTTGCGATGCCTTAGTGGTTCTTGCTTCAGTTATGAATTGTGTGAACTGTTTCACTTCAATTTTTCGTAGATTGATTTTTTGTTGGATTCAATATAATGCAGTCCAACATATTGCATTTGCTTATATTTATCTATGGCTCCAGTTATAGCATAGAAAAAGCGTTGGAAGTCTTCAACTTCTTTAACCATGATTTGTTTTCGACGAGTCTTCTGTACCTTATAGACCTCGATCAACTCATCAATCAATTGATTCAATTCGGACGACTGCTTCATTTAATTTAATACCCTCCTTAGTTAGTCCTCGACCTTTGGGTCGAATATCCACATAGGTCTTTGATGTGACCTCTCTTACAAGTGTAGCATCTATCCTACGTAGATAGCTATCAGTCAATATAAAGTTAGCAGTCTTATCATTGTTGACACCAAACATAATTCTACCTGTCAATGCTTCCCTGACTAACTCTTCCTTGAATGTTTGAAATACTTTTGATCCATCTGGCATTTTTCTTGACCCTAGTATATCTTGCAACGTTTCATTTATACCACCCTCCTTCTTTGCTTCTCTCATAAGTCTATCCATTATAGGTTTCTCTTGTCTTTTAGGTCCTTCAAATACTTCTGATAGTTCTGATAGCACTGAGGCAACTTTCTTTACTTGCAACCCACCAAGACCCCCACTAAAGGATACTTTTGTTAGCACATCATTCATTACCTTTACAGTACTCTCTATACCAGCAGAAGATAATTGAAACCTACCACCATATTTCAGAGAACATCTATGTTTGACACCATTTTTTCTGAATATGATATCTGTTTTTGGTTCAGGTCTTTGTCCACCCATCAATATAAAAGAGTCATAGAATGGATCATTACCTCTAATAGTATTTCTACTCCCACCTATCCTATCCACCATTTTATCTGCTGCATTTTGTACATTAGCTTCTATAGGTTGACCATTAAAAAATGCCAGCATGGATTGCTTAGTAAGACTAGGGTTTCTTATCCTACTATAAGCAGACTTCATGACAGCAAATTCAAATTGTTTACCTCTGTCTATCATTAGTACATGTTTTTTCTTTCTTCTCTAGAGAACCCCTTTACATCTGGAGTATTTGCTCCAAAGGTTTTCTTTATCACTCTTATATATTCGTCGTTCAATTCAAGTCCAGTGACCTGATCTTCAAAATTGAATCCTCCTTGTACCCTACGTCTATTAGATGATGGGGTCTTTAGTTTATGATCTCTATAAAACTTATCACCATTCTGCTCGTATATAAACTGTTTCAATGGCATCTTATACTCAGGTATTTCTTGCCAACTGTTTATATAGTCCTGATTTGTGACCGCCCACCTCTGAAAGTTAGGTGTATCAAAGAAGTGAAACGCATTATTGAGTGGTGGATAAGGTGCTATATTATATTGTTCATGACATCTGACCTGACAGTACTGATACTTGATCATGAAACACCATGCCCAAGTCCATTGCTTTAGACTAACATCTTTCTTGTTCAGAACACACATCAATGACTGATGGCATATTTCTGCCACCCAATCAGGAATTACCTTATTGAAATGATCATTTCTAACTTCTTGTGGGTATAAAAATACTCTTGCTGAACCCATTATATTGTCTCCTATCTCACCTGTGACAAATAAATTGTTAGTATCTTTTACGTATGGAATCAGAGGAGTTCTAAGAGCAAATCTTTCGTTGACGTATCCATGATTGATAGCAGTTATGTTACTAAACTTACCTGTCTCTAGATCATTCCACCCTGTTGTACACTCATTCTTTGCTGAGACATCGTAGTGTACATTGATTGGTATATTTGTTCTAGCAAAAGCATATAGTGCAGTGGTGCTATCAATACCACCTGACCATAATAAGTTTATCTTTCTTCCATTAGAATTATCATTGATAACGTTGACAGCATCCTCACACACATTATCAAATGACATATCAGTGTGAAGGTTGGTAGGTAGTGGTGATATTATTTTGTATGGGTGTTTGGGTACAATTTTACCTCTCCTACATACACATCTAGTCCTAAAATATCTGTTGAGTGCGTTCTCTTTGTTAGTAAAATTACCTTTATAATACCATCCCTTCCCCTCCTTGTTTTTCAAACCCCTAGGCATATATTCAGTGCTCCATTTATAATCATAAGGAGGTTCAAGACTACCATCTTCAGACCATGAATGAGCGTTACGGTCTGGATGCATAGACTCTAATATATTTTCATCTAGTTCTTGATATCCCACTACATATTACCCCCAAAGACAGACTTCTGAAGTGCAAACCACTCCTCATTGTCATGCAAACCATCAAGATCATTGTTATATAATCTCTTTCTATTAGATGATGGAAACTTTAGTTTGTTATCTCTATAATATTCATCACCATTCTGTTCATATATCCACTGTTTGAGTGGCATCTTATACTCCTTTGGTTTCTGCCAAGAACTGTTCTCATCTTGATTAGTATGTCCATATCTATTCCAGTTAGGTGTATCAAAGAAGTGGAAGCAATTATTATATGGAGCAAACGGTGCTACAGCACCATAGTATCTGATGCTACGGACTGCTGCTGTTTGATATTTGAACATATAACTTCCTGCCCACATCCATTGCTTTAGACTAGCACCTTCTTTGTTCAAGGCATAGTGCATAGTGTCATAAGTCAGTTCATCTATCCTCTCAGGTATACTCTCCCTGTAATCTCTGTCCCATTTGTCTGGTGGAAAAGCAAATATCTTACCTGTACCAAATATTTGATCACCAATCTCACCTGTTACAAATATATTGTCCTCGTTTATGTAAGGTTGTACTCCCTTCCTTACACTCATCCCTGCTTCATAGGGTGCACAGTCTTGAGTATTGTCATGGTGGTGCATGATAACATTCATATTGACATACTCATCTAGTTTACTGAATATGAATGGTGCTTCCTTCTCTACCTGAGGGTCACAGTGTACATTTATGGTAAGACCTGTGTTGTGTAAGGCATAGAATACAGTAGTACTATCAATACCACCAGACCACAAGAGATTTATCGTTCTACCGTCAGCATATTCGACACATAGATCTGCTGCATCTCTACAGCAATCATCTATAGTCATATCAGTGTGAAAATTATTGTCTACAAAATCTGGTAGTGGTGATATAACTGTGTAATTTCTTTTTGTTGGTAATAATCCTGCTCTACATATACATCTCATGCCCATCCATCTGTTCAATTCATTCTCTTCTTTCAGAAAGAACATTTGATACCTAGGAGTATCAAAATACTTTGCACTAGAGAGATATTGAGATGGCCACTCAAGAAATTGCATTATAAAAGGATCCCATGTAGTATATAGACACAAAAAAAGGGAGTCCGAAGACTCCCTAGGATTCCATGCACTGTGGAATTTATTTTGTTTCTTTTATAGAATCCACAAGTCCCTCTGGGAACAAGTGTGCATACTTGTCATAGATGTATGCTGTCTTTTCTTTGAATCTAGACTTCTCTTCGTCGCTCATAGTGACAACGTTGATGTTCTCATCGGCACATGCAGACTTGACTAAGTCAATGTCTTCCACAGACCAAACTCTTTCTGCTCTAGCAGCATCGAATGATGCGTCTTGGATCTTATCTTGAAGATCTTTGTCTAGAGAGTTCCAGAACTCTTCACTTACAATGATTGATGTAAGGAATAGACTGTGTGATGTGTCGTTGATTGTATTCATACACTCATTCTGCTTCAATCCAAAGAAGCGAGGGTATGTTGACTCTCCACCAACGATAATTCCAGACTGAACTCCTTCGTTGATTTGCTCTAATTCGATTGGAACTGTCTTAGCACCAACGCATTCTAGAGTTTCAATAGCGATAGGAGATTTGTTACAACGTAACTCAAGTCCTTCAAAGTCTTCGATCTTATGTATTTCTGCGTTTGCAGGGATGTTTCTGTATCCACCTGAGTATGTGAACGCTAAACCTTTTACTCCGCCCTTTTCACCTTTAGCAGGATCTGCTAAACCATCAAGTAGTGACTTACCAATAGGACCTTCAAAGACATGACTTGCGTGATCATGATCACGGAACAAGAATGGCATATCTAATGCCCAGAAATCTTTGTTGTGCTTACGACCTAATGTTGAGGTGTACATCTGGGAAACCTCAATCTTCCCTTCTGCCATTAGATCTAGTAAGTCGTGCTTAGTAATTGACTCACCGTTATTATACTTCTCAGCGTACTCAGAGAGTGTAAGAATTTCGATGTTCAGAGCACCTGGTGCGATTGCTTCCATAGATGCCTTGAACTTTCTCGCAGCTCTTAGAAACAATTCAATTGGTTCGTGTGCTAGAACCCATCTAATTGTTTTCATAAATTACCCCTTAGGAATAGTTTTACTAATAGTATTTATTAGATGTAAACTTTCTCTGTAGCAGAAGTTGTTCTACGCTGCCAGTCGTTTCTGTTCCAGAGACGCTCATGTAGAATATAAAGTGTGGAGTTTATGACGAGTGCCATAAGTCCGATTGTAAGACCTTTCCAAGGATCACCCGAAACGATCCAACCGATTACACTGTTAGTAACCATCATCCAGCTACGCCATGTAACTGCTTTAGTAATGGTGCGAGGAAAACGCTCGAACCACTTAGGATTAACAAAAGACATAATGTTTTTTGATTATAAAGTTGTTGAACGACGATCTTTTTTGGACAGGCAGCATCACTCCTCGTACGTTTATATATAAACGTTCCAGTGTTTCACTATTGGATGTTCTGATTCACTCAATTCATGATTCTTTGGTCTCTGATGTAGGAGTGCTATTGCTTTGTTCTGTCTCAAAATAAAACTGTTCAATTGATTTGGTTTCTCTCCATCCCTGTAGGAATATATGCAGTGCGGTAGTTGTTCTCTCTTGATTCCTTCGTTGTGGTAGAAATCATCCGTTCCTGCATATTTAGACACATAATGTTTTGCGTTTTGCATAAAATACTCATAGATTGACGTAGCGTCTTTCCAAACTATAACACTTGAGTTGAATAAACTCTTGTGTGGGTACTTCATTTTGAAGGGAACTCCCTTCCATGTACTGTATACTAATGCAAAGTTACTATCAAAGTCAAGTACTTGTGAGATATTTCCGTGAATGATAACATCTAGGTCAAAAAAGATCTTTCTGCTATACTGTTCTAACTCAGGACGAACGAAGAGTACTATCTTCCACCACGCTGCCCACCAGTTATCCCATGATTGATACTCACTAGCGTCTATCTCTACAACATTTACCTTAGGATCAATCCCCTCAGGATCATCCGTAAAGCAATAAAAATCTGCATCAGACTGGCGACTTATCATACCATAAAGATTATTCACATATGAATGGTCAAATTTGTCGCCTATCTTAAGACAAGTTATACAATAACTAGAGGTCACCTTCCTTTCTGTTCTCCGAATAGTACTCTTGGAACATACCGTTAGGGTATCTCTTAGATAACTTATCAATATTCATGTCAGTTATCTCCTCAAGAGGTACATCTAATGCCATGCAGCACTGTGCAACATACCACATGATATCTCCTAGTTCTATCTTGAGATGACGTATATTTGCCTCATCCCATGGTTTGCCTTGGAATATCATCTTCTTTACTATCTCTAAAAACTCTCCACCTTCAGAACATACACCTACTGCTCCTGTCAAAAGACGATGCATTTCAGTCTTCTGCTCCTTCAGGTCTTGTATACGGTTCATGAATGCTACAGCATCTTTAGATTCGTCACTCGTAACTTGATTTACGAAGCGAACATACTTATCAAAATTTGAAGTCATCGAATTTAGATTTGGATTGTGATTGTTCTTTTTTATTGTGTTGCACAACTTCTATGTCTTCAACAATATCTTGCTGTGCTCCCTGTTCTACATCATACAGTCGCATCTTTGCTCTGTCAATGCCTACGACAAATCTTTTGTTGATTGTCGGATCATTGTATCTATTCTTCAACTGTTTGACCATTATTTGATTAAGTCCCTCCAACTCTTCTGTGCTAATAAGAGCAAACATAAGATCAGCAGTGGCAGGGAGACCAAAAGATTCACTTGTGTCAGTAAGATTAGGGTCAGAACTAGCAAAACCAGACCTAGTAGTTTGCGTAGCTGAGACAATTGGTAGACTAAATTCAACAGCAAGTCCTCGTAGTTCTTCTGCGATTGCTTTGACATATGAATAGGAATTTACATTTACTGCTGTTCTATACCTAGAAGAAGCACAAATGTTTAGGTAATCTACAAATATTATATCAGGAGAGAAGGATTTTTTCAACTTCAACTCCTGCAATAGTGACTTGAAGTGTCCACAATGTGCTGATGCAGTAGGATATTCCTTGACAATCAACTTACCCTCTGTCTTCTTAGATAGATTTGTTATCTTTTTGTTGAATATTTTCTCAGGTAATTCTGCAATGTCTTTTATATTTGTGTCAAGTAGATTTGCATCTATCCTCTCTGCAATCTTCTCCTCTGCCATCTCAAGAGTGATGTACAGGACATTTTTACCCTGTACAAGACATGAACTAGCAACATGGCACATGAATAAAGACTTACCAACGCCAGTACCAGCGAGAGCGATATTGAGAGTCTTATCAGAGATCCCACCTGAGGTAATTTTGTTGAAGTATTCGAGATCAAATGGTATTTTGTTCTCGACTCTGTGGTAGTAAGCATAACGATCCTCCGAATCATCTATGTAATCATGACCAACATGTTGGTCGAATCCAACTGCCAGTGCATCTGACAGTATAGCAGGGATTGCTTCTGGTTTCTTGTGTTCATCTTGTCCATCAGCAATCTGTATACTTTTGATAAGTGCTAAGTATATCGCTCTCTGTTTACACCAATCCTCTGTAGTATCAAGCAACCACTTTGACTCTGACACCTCTGTATCAAGTGCAGATATCAGTTGTTCTATAGTTTTATACTCATCCTCAGTAACATCGACTCGTTTTTCTACCTCAATATGTAAGACCTCTTTAGTAGGAGTCTTATCATATTCATTCAAAAACTTTGCAACCTCTTCAAAAACAATACGATCTGTCCTTTCTTCAAAATAATCAGGTTCGATGAAAGGTATGACCTGTCGTGTATATGTTTCGTTGTGAATAAGATTTTTGAGGATGGTAAGAGGAACTCTTTCCGTCACTTATTCACCTCCATATGTAAACTCTTTGAGTGATACTTCATCTAATGCTTGCATTAGTTCTGGTGTAAAATACTTCTCAGGATTTTTGTATACCTCTTTAGCATATACTTTCTTACCATCAATTTCATACCTATTAGCAACCTTCTTTATAACACCATGCTTCTCTGCAAGATCTAGCAGTCCATAGTATCTGTCCAGACCACGTTCATCATAGAATAAACGTATCTCTACTTGCCTATTCTCTCTACTTAGACGAGACTTGACAGTCTTCGCTTTGATAATATTTCCGACGACTTCCGTGCCATCCTTTTCTTTTCCCTTGCTGAGATATATGATTGTACTTGCTGCGTACTTGAGTCCACTACCTCCTCCCATTTCTTTAGTTGGAACATAAGCTCCGATGACATCATACGTGTGATTTGTGACAATGAGTGGGACATTTGCTTGACCTAATTTGAGAGTTAACATTCTAAATGCACCCTTCACAAGTTGAGATTTAGTCATGTCACGGACTTGCTTATCATCCAGTGCATCTTTGATCTCTTTCTCTGTGGAGAGCATACCCAAAGAGTCTAATACAAACATCATAGGTTTTCTATCTGATTCTTCCAAACCAAGATATTTGTCTACGACGGTTAGTGCTCTGTTACGAAACTGTTCTATTGTAACTACATTTATAATACCTACACGTTCTAAGTCTATACCACGAGACTCTAACAATCCTTTTGTGATTGCAGACTCTGTGTCAAAATACATGACACCACCATCAGGGTGCTTGTCTAAGAAGTTCTTGACGATTGCGAGGGAGAAATAAGTCTTTCCTGTTGAGGTTTCTCCAGCAATGGCTGTAATCTTATTGCCACTAACGCCACCGAAGACACTGCCACTAACAAGAGCGTTGAGTATGTAAGAACCTGTGTCAACCGTTCTCTCCGTATCATCGATTTTGTTCGCAACCGTGGCGTAATCATCTCCAATCTCCTTGATAACGTCTTTCAAAAAATCCATTAGTTTTTATTTGGGTAATAAACTTCTACATATGATTCACATTTAGGACATGTAAATGTAGAGACTATAGAATAGTCTTCCTCACATCCATAGTCTGCACCATCGAAGTCCGCACCCCAGATGAGTTCAGTTTGACAGTGCCAACAATTCATATGCCAAGAAGTTTACGTTGTCTTTCAAAGTATCCGTGGAGAATCCATGAACTGCTGTTCATTTTATCTGTACCACCGATACCCCATTCAAACTTAACTCTATCATTCTTTTGGAATTTGTCAAGTTCTGGGGTGTTCCCCTTGCCTCTGTCTCCACCATTGCAAAAGATAACTTCCTGTGCTATATCAAGACACTTATCTATTGCACCACAGGCAGAATCATCAGCATCATCCCATGATATCACAGCGTCAACCATATCCAAATGTCTTATTATATCTGCTCGCTCTGTCCAACTCTGAAAATACTGACCCTTCTTTCTAGTCAACCATGGATCACCATTCAAACCAACCACTAGGTAGTTTGATAGATCTTTTGCTCTAGCAAAATATTGTATGTGACCACTGTGGATAGGATCAAACCCACCCGTGACCAAACTCACTTTTTCAAAAAACATTATACCTTAGGATATAATCTATCTATCTTCTCTTGTTGAATGCGTTTTTTATTTCTTCTTGCTTCGACCTTCTCATCCCACCATACCACTGGCCACCTACTCTGGTGTAGTGCTACATTAAACTTTGGGTAATTGTTTATATCGAATAGAGATCCTAACGTAGGAAGTCTACCCTTGCCTGTTGCTCCATACAATTTCATTCTCATGCTACGATACCGTGTTTTTCTCTGAGTATTTTCTTGTAAGGTAAACCTTGATCTTTGTATTCCTTTACCAACTTCAATTTCTCGTACAAATCACCACACATATTTTCAGATTTCCTGCACTTCCAGAGAGCAAGCACAATATAGTCAAACTCTTTGTCGTCTATAGGTAAGTCCATAACATGATGTAAAATTATATTATAGCATCACATGAAAAAACTTTCAAGTGTTGCTTGCCTTTCTACTGACCATCCTATTGCATCTAAGACTGCCTTGAGAGGTTCCACGAAACTCTTCTCAAACATCAAAGTATAATCGATGTATTTGTTTAGTCCTAGTTCTGTAGGAAAATCACCATTGAAAGATATTACGTTCTCTTGAATCGGGTTAGGTTTTGTCAGATAACAAAATTTAATCTTATCCCCATTTTGTATGTATGAGTATTTGTTTTCTAATTTATACTTTTTGACGTAGTGATTATGCAGTAAAGATCCTCTAACATGTATGGGAGTTCCCTTTGTATAGATTGAAAAATTACTATGATATTTGTCTACATTGTTGCAAGACCTAGGGAAGGCAACGAGACTGGGATCCATCTGCCTAAATTTCTTACGACTGTCATCAATATAATCTATCACATTATCCTCTGTACCACTCATGATAATTCTTAATGCTTCTTTAATCATTTCTCTGCATGGAGCAGGGGTAGAAGACTTGACTGCTTCTATTCCCATGATCTTCAACTTAGGTTCTGCAAACCTCACACCTTCTATGTCCCATGCATTTAGAATGTATCTTTTCTTCGCTGTCCATATACCTCTCTCTGCTATTGTCTCACGCTTCATAAACATTTTTTGCTCAAAGGCATTGACGTACGTGGCCAACGCTTGGTAAGAACTCGAAATATACCTTTCAAGTTCCACTTCACAGATCTTATCAAGGAACCCAACAATGCCCTCAGTAGTCTTCTCTCGTTTCTCGTATATAACTTTGACCAGAGGACCCATATTGAGATAAATGGAATCGGTATCAGAAGCAATGACATAATCAACCTCGTTAGTTTTCAAAATTTTGTTCATGTATTTGTTCATTCTATTCTCAATCCAGCGAATAGAGAACTGACCGCCTAGCGTTATAGCTTCAGCGTTCTCTAATTTATAATACCTAAAATAGTTGTTACCGATAGCACCATAAGCACTGTTTAGTTGTATCTTCTTTGCCATCTGTATATTATTACATCTAGATATTTCTCTTTCTAATTCTTTACTAGGGTTCTTCTCGTATGCTTTCTTTGCTTTGATCATCTTCTTCTTGAAGACAACACGTTCACTGTATATCTTGTCCATCAACTTAGGTAGGAACCCCTGTTTCTCTGTAGTAAACATGGCACCATTAGGACACACAGTCACACCATCTAAACCAGATAGGTCTACCTCTTCATTCAATAACTTATCAACACTTACATTAGGATATCTCTCATCCAGAAGAGTTTCTGGAGATATATTGTACTGCATAATAAGATGAGGATATAGACTATTGAGGTCAAAAGAAACAACCCAGTCGTAGATACCAGGTATAGGTTCTTTGACATACGCTCCTGCATACTTTTCGCTTTTAGATTCATCTTTCTTAGGTGGTATTACAATGCCCTTACGTTTAAGGTCATTATATATTATCATATCCCACATTCTAACCTGATAAAACACGTCTGTAAAGTTAACTTTTGCGTCAAATGCCATAGTCACAGCAAGTTCAATCAACTTCATCTTCTCTTCCAGAGCGTCAACAAGTCTAACGTCTTGGATGTTGTAGTCTACAAATTTATTCCATGCTTTAGTATAAAAATCTTTGAAGGTATCAAACTCTGAGTGATCTAACTTCTTCTTACCCAGTTCTACTTCACCAATGTAGTCTAGTTTGTATGACTCCTGTGCTTTGTATGTAAACTTACGGTATAAGTCAAGGTAATCTAGGACTGTGACACCACCAATATCATATACAGTATGTGCTCTACCCTGTAGATAAATTTCTTCATGAGTTACTAGACCCCATGGTGATAATTTTTTACATGACTTCTCACCTAGAACTCTGGTAATTCTCTTAGCAAGATATGCTATATCATATAACTGACAGTTCCATCCTGTCACAACTTCTGGTGGATTTGCTGACCAGTATGTTATAAAATGCTGGAGCATATCATACTCATCATTACACTGTACATACTTGACCATCTTGTCATTGTGATGGTAAGGACCTACACCGAATGTCAATATCCTTTTAGTAGCATAGTCCTGTAGTGTGATGCAAAGCATCTCCTCATCACATGCCTGTACTGTAGGGAATCCCTTCTCTGATTTGACCTCAATATCAATCGTTACAAGTTTGATCTTGTTGATATCAAATACTATTTCCTTCTCTGGGTATTTGTCAGAGATATATTGATAGATGTATCTGTTGTTTCCAAATATTTCAAATCCTTTTACCTCACCATGTGTCCTATAAAATTCTCTACAGTCTCTTACAGAACCAGGTTTGACACTCTGTACATATTTGCCATCTAATGTTTTATATTTTGTCCTCTTCTTGCTTGGCACAAAAAGTGTAGGGTTATATTTCTCTCTGGTAGTAAACGATTTGCCATCCTCATATCCACGGACGAGAAAATCATTCCCAACCATCTGGACGTTAGTGTAATATCTCATGACGACACTATAGCACGTTCCCGTTCTCTAAACAACCTCACAAAATTATTGAACATGTATTGTATTTCCTCTTTACTCATGTATGGTGGTGGCATGTTTAGATACGAACCTTGATCATCACTTCTCATCTCAACTATCAAATCTTTGTCTATAAATCCTGCATCTACACACATATCCCTTAGTGGTGTACCATGATATGGTGTGTACATGAAGGCATTCGTATCATCACAATGTAATTGTGATGCTAATTCAACTGACTTCATACAAAGTTCCATAGTCTCATATGGATACCCAATAATAAAATTACATGTAGTAGATAGTCCTGCTTCTCTTGCAATCCTAAACGCTTCTATCGCTACATCATTATGATATATCCTGCCTACAACATCTTTACGGAACTGTGGGTCACCATGCTCTACACCTAGATTCATTTTGATACATCCTAATTCTTTCAGTGTTCTTGCTTGGTAAGGTGTCAATAACTCTGGTCTTGTCTGTGTAAAAAATGGTAGTTTGTATTTACTATACATCGTTGCCCACTTATCAAACTCCCTCTTTGACATAGTGAGAAATGTATCAGTAACTATCCAGAGAACTTCTATATTATGTTTCTCAATGAGGTCTACAAGTTCTCTTTCCTGACTCTCAACAGATCTCTTTCTAAAGAATGCACTGTTAGTTTCTTCTTTGTATATTCCAGCATTGGATGGTGAGTTACAGAACTTACATTTGTATGGACACCCACGCTGTGTTTCTACAGTAGCAATCTTGATTATCTTACCTTGAAATGGTCTGTATAATGATCTCTCATCAAATATTTGATGGTCTGTTGGTGGTAATTTATCGACATCCATTGCCGGTCTCATTGGATTAGGATGTATATTTGCAATATGATGTCCTGTCTTACCTTCACTAATAAGATCCATCAACTCAGGTATTGCTTCATCTCCTTCTCCACGACATATGTAATCTACTTGTCCTTCAAATACTTGAGGAGCATATGTGGCAAAGACACCACCAACAACATTGATAAAATTCACGTCCTCAATCTTAGACATAAAATTTTTCCAAAGGTAATAAGTATCCTCCACAATAGATGAGATAATTACATCTGGTTTGAACTCCAAGACCTTATTTCTCCATGCTGTGTACATGTCGATCTCTTCTAGTTCTAATTTTATATCATCTCTCTCCCACTTATACTCAGGAAACATTCCCCTCTTACTTCTTTCCCTATCTCTATCAGGTCTAGCATGCACATCTTCCTTATCAATAGGATACCATGTGGCATCAAACAGTTCCATGTTATTATAACCAGCACGTTTTAAACAAGCAGATATAATAGCAACACCACCTGGTGGTGTGACTCTCATATGCTGATTAGGATATAACCAAAGTATTCTAAGCTTTTTCTGTGACATTCTTGGCAGTCAACGATTGATATTTGTCTAGCTGCTTCTTGTCAGGTTCTAATATGGTAAGAAAACTATCTGAATGTACCATCATTTCTCTTTGCATACTGAATGATGGCCATGATTCTAAGAACTCACCTTTGAGTTCAAAAGGATCTATAAGTTTACAGTCTGGTTCACCCATCTCAGACCCTACCTCTTCTAATCTAGAGATAAGAACGAGATTGTTCTTGAATAATATAACCTTTATCATAATAAGGATAGACTTTTATTCTTCAATGATAGCATAGAACTACGTACTTTGTCTATGTACCCACTGTTACGTAATTCTTTGAACACAAGATTTTCAAAACCATATTCACCATATCGATCTAGTGATGATGCTCTTGCCATCCTTATTTTATTGACAATTGTTTTCAATGCCTCTGGTTTCTCAGATTTTATTAGTGTGTCTAACTTATTCTTGATGTTATTCACCTTCTTCATCAACTCATTCTCATCAAAGTCATCTTCAAACTTTGTTGGTTCCTGTATCCAGTATCCCTTCAATACACTATACACACCCTGACATTTCTTACGTGTAACACCTGGTCTTTCGATGTATGGTTCTACTGGGACACCATATATCTTTACATCATGAGTCAATTCCCACAATGTCTTCTTATCCATGTAATAATCATCAAGAAATAATGGGTCACACTGTGGAATATAGTTTGTATCTACCACCAGATGCACATCTATATCAGAATATTTTGTATAATTATATCCTGCATTACCACCTAACATAAGCACATCAACTACTGCTCTGTCATTCAGATCTACGTAGTCAGCAAATGCTTTGGCAAAGTTCATAATAGATTTACGAACTTGAGGTCTCAAAGTACCATTTACCCAGAACTTATCATTCAATTCGTCCCTAAAACGCAAAGTCAGACCTGCGGTTTCCCGTAGATCTGACGCTTTTATATGATGTAAGACTTTCTTGTACACTCAATACTACCGTGTTGTAGTATTATTTAGAGCCAGTCTTTACGTTGTTGTGATTCTGGTAAAACCTTCTTGATCTCTACTAATAGTAGACCATCTTCAAATTTTACACTATCAATCTTAAGTTCCTCAGGTAATGCCCAAGTACGAGTGAATGCTCTTTGTGCTAATCCCTTATGAACATAGTCATGTGCAACACCATCCTCTTTCTTACCTTCTATTGTAAGTTTTCCTTCCTGTGTGAAGACTTTGATGTTGTCTTTCTTGAATCCTGCTAGTGCTACCTCTAACCTATACTGGTTTTCTGATACCTTTATACTATTATAAGGTGGGTAGTTTGTGTTTACGAAGTGTTGATCGAACTCATTGAACCAATCATCAAATCCAATCATGTTTCTTTGTATCTTTTCAAGATACTTCTGTGTATCAGGCACAGACAAAGTTATAGATCCGTTTCCGAACATGGTGACCTCCTAAAGCGTCTAATTGTAATGTCCCCGTAGGCGACAATACTAATTATATAATCAGACATGAAAAAGGGGGTCGTGGAAACCCCCTTTTCGGTAGCGTATATCCGTATGTAGCGTGTCACGCACGAATGGTGACGTTTTTATTTAGTAGTTGTTTTAGTTTTACCTATGTTATATTTGGTTTCTAACACCCAATCCTTTTTGTTCTTGAATGAGATGACTTTGATTTGATTTAGTGATGACATATTAGATATTGTCTCTAATCCAGAGTCAGATATACCTACTAGACCCCAATCGACAAGTAATTTGATTATTCTATTACGTCTTTGTACGTCATTCTCTGTCAAGTTAGCATGTTTGCCATCCAAAGCAAACAATTCCTTGAAGTGTACTATGTAATACCTACCTTGCTTATGCAATATGTGGCATGACTGGTATAGTTTCTTCTCTTTTCTTGATGCCACTCCAATTCTGGTGAGAGTCTCTCGAACCTTCAGAAAATCATCAGGTTCTTTGAGTATTATCTCAACCATTTTATCAGGAGACCAAGCAAATTCGTTTTCAAAAGTCATTTCAATCCTCCGGTATTCAACCGTCGTGTAATAATGTTGAGTTGGTCTTCGGTAAGTAGAGGTAGAACTTGTCTTGCTTTTTCATCACTGTACCCGTAGTATTCCTTCACAATACTAAGGTTAGACAGTTCATCTTTTCTCATCCAAGGAGAAAATCTCTTCTTTTTCCTCAAAGTATATAGTAAAAAGTCGTATTGTAACTTGTTATCTAGATGATTACTGATGTTCATCTCATTTGCAAACATCAAAGTGTCTATCTGACCAGACATACATCTGTTCACGATATAGGGTAAGTATTTTGGTTCAAGTGTAGAGTCATTATCAATAAGATTGGTTTTAGTCTCGTTGATAGACTTCAACCAGTCTTTTAGTTCCATTTCTTTCGCCTAATAATGATGCAATCGTTTTTGTAATCAGGGATAAACTCAATAGGTTCATCATTTTTCCAACACATTTCACTATACAATGAGTTTAGTGTGCCCATATCATCCCACAGATCAGATACGTCTTCAGACACCAGTTCCCTCCATAAAAACTTAGTATAACATATATTTACCGATTGAATATCCTTTGTTTTAGTTCCAACGTCCACTTATCGTAATATTTTGTCTTCATCAAGTCCCTTCTTGCGTCCTCTAACTCCTTTCTTTCCTGTACTAGCAGCAATACTTTACCACTATTCATTATTTGACCGTCAATGTTCTCTTCTAGGTCAGGATGATCCTCTAAAAATATGAAATCAGGGTACATGATACCCAATTTGATTGCTAACCACTGTAAATATGCTGCACCATAGTCCTGTAGTACAAATATAACCACCTCTTTCTCCCATGGTTTCATCATATACTCTATAACTGTGAGCATATTCTTGTATTCTACTATCTCTATCTTCTTTCTTTGGAATGCCGACTTAGCAAAGGGACAAGGTGGCATATTATCAAATGATTTGTTCGGTTTTTGTAAAAAATCAAACCAATCTTGGAGTAAATCCTTCATGCTATAAGATCTGAAACATAATTTCTGTCAGGGAAGTAGTCTTTTCGCTCTCCTTCACGGTGTAAGTCTGAGGTTACACAATGTAGACCTCCATCCCAGAAGTATCTATGTCTCATATTTACAATGTGTGGAGTGACACCATGTTTTTCAAAATATTTGAACACTTTCTCGTTATAACCATTGCATATGATGTTTTTTTCATCAATAACTAGCATATTTACATCAAAAACTGACTCCTCAACGTATACTTGCCAGTGTGATAACCAACTATCCATGTATTCTATCAAGTCATCGTTGTCTTCTTCGCCCGCAACGAAGTATTTTCCTCTAGTTTTCTCCTTCATCTTAAGAAAACCATCTACTTTGTCCCAAGACTCCCCTGTTATACTACAAATGTCCCAGTCAGGGAATAATTTACTGCAATTTTCGGTGTCTTTTAGTGAAACTACAAGACCTGGTTTGACTACACATGTACTACCATCACTATGTCCTGTGTTAGCGAGGTAATTTATACGATAATCAGGGAATAATCTTCTTAGTTTCCTGTCAAAACTCTTTTGATTGAGTTTATTGATGACATGACAGAAACTAAAATACAAATCTTTACCGATTCTGAACATAGTAGCAGAGTTTATGTACTGATCATATACGATTGGCACATTATTATCCTTCAACCACTGCTCTATAGTAGTATAGGGATAAAATTCACTGTGGTTAGGACACTTATTAGGTGCACCTATCTGCATGGTCTCTGCTTTGACTATCTCATCTATCATATAATCAAAATCTAGACCTGTTAAAATTTTTACTTTATGGTGATATTTCTTTTGAGTGCGAAACTTGAATAATGACATAGATGTAGACAAATTTTTCTGAGGTTCTAGCATTTGCTCTAGCATTTTTGCCATAAGTCTCTCACGATGAGTCAAGTCTGACATCTCTGAGTTACATAATCTTTCAAATATTTTTGCTACGTCAATGTTCTGCCCATAGTTTCTTGATGGCATGAAGAATGTGCCACCTATCATAGCAGTATAATCTCTTGGAAACATGGGAGGATACTTTGTCACATGTCCTTGACCTTTAGGTTGTTGTTTCTGATCCTTTACATATACCTCTGGGTCTTCACTTATATCTGTTCTCAAAACAGTGACACCAAACTCTTCTAATTTGCTTATTAGTTTCTGATAATCTTCTTCAGTCTCGAATGCAATCTTCTCCATTGCATTACGAACTTTACTATTTTTTATCCTAGAAAAGAAATGCGGTGGGTAGCATCTACCAACCGCACATACTTTCAATGGATCCCAATGTTGATGTACTGATATCATATCATCATCATAGCATGTTGTAGTTCTTTTGCATGTTCTAATTCATCCTGTGCTATCTCTGCTATCTTTTTATCTTCTGGATGATATAGAAGATACTTTGTATATGTCTCAAAAGCATGCTTCTCTATCTTCAAGTTGATGTCATAAGCGTTCTTAGGACTAAGAAGATAGTACCCAACCATAATCCAATAATAAAGTAAAACAAGATGTTTGGCAAAGAAGCGGTCAATCCAATACCTGTTACCTTCTCTAAGCTCCATTTCTTCAAGATGTTCTGTTTCATTGAGTGCCTGATAAAAATGTTCCTTCATCAAGTGTACATGATCTTCTCCTCTCAGTCCCAGTGATTCTCTAAAGTGTAACACACTTATAAAAGAAAAGTAAGGTGCTCTGGCAATCACTTCAAGAACCCAGAACCTTTGAAAGTCTCTACCTCTGTAGAGGAAGTCTAAGATATAGATTGTAATATCTAAGACGAATGTGTTGATTTGCTTCATGTGAGTATATATACCTACATTATAGCATTCATAATAAATTCTTTAGATAGAACAGGATCACCTAACAAATCAAGTTGTAAACCATCAGCGTCTACGAAGACGTCGTCTTCCGCTTCCTTTCTACAATGCTGCCAGTAATATGATCTATCTTCTCTTCGATATAAGTACGAAGTGTTGTGTGAATCAAGGGTGAACATGGCAATACACTTTTGTTTATGTTGCCAACATGGATTGAGTGCTCTCTTTTCATACTCAGTCACGTTGTCTCCAGTCATCTGATCTCTCTTGATGAAACCAGTCTACCACCTCATCAGGTGATGTGAAACCCCTTCGATGATTACTTGAATCGGGGTCTCCTATGTTCAAGCTATTCAGAAAAGAATCGTTTGGATTTGTTACCATACGTCTTGCAGTTTTCAACATACCTCTTGCACTCGTATTTGCTTTTGAAAGTTTTTCTGCCCAGATCATGTCTGCTATTGAGACTTCTTGACCGGCAGCAATCGACTTGCAAATACCTTCAAGTCGCAGTCGGTATTGTGTAGATAACATATTTTGTATATTGCTATATTATCTAGTAGTTTGACAATAGCAATTCCTTTCTTTGTTTCTGTTCGTTCATATAATCACCAACTGATCTCATAGTGTATGTCAGATCAAATTCTGATGCTGTCCAATTTAGAAATCTACTCTTTATAACTTGTGTAGTATTATAACTGACTAAACAATCTTGTTTTGATAGATCACATGTAGTAAAAAACAGATCGTGATCAAATCCTTTGTGCATCGCACCCTTTTTACCATACAGATTAGAACCTATCTCGTATGGTGGATCAAGATAACAGAATGCATCATCACCATCTAGTAACTCTTGGTAAGATAAGTTTGTTATTTTCCACTTCTTTATAAGTAATCCGTAATAGGGCATCTTTTCGATACCTCGCATAGAAAAGTTGGAATCTGAGGCTTGCGGGGAGAACGAAGACGATTCAGTAAGCCCACTGAAGCTACACTTATTAACAATATAGAAATAAACAGCCTTGTCGGGGAGATCGGTGGTCTCATCGTTCAACTTCTCCTTTGCATCAAGGAACAAATCTTTTGCTGATAAGGGATCAGGGTGACTCTTCTTGAGTTGTTGTAGTTCTTTGTAAACATAATCATTATTATCACGAAGTTGTACCCAAAAATTATATAAAGGGAAGTACAAATCGTTTACCCATACAGGGAGGTTGTGATGTTTCTGTGTGATGTAGCATGCAACACTACCACCACCCAAAAAAGGTTCACGATATTCTTTTATACCATTAGGGAATCTTGAATATATCTTCTCTACTGCTCTAGACTTACCGCCAGGATATCTTAGAGGAGTTTTCAAAGTATTCATGAAGTTCTTTCTTAGGTTCCCAACCCAATAATGTTTTTGCCTTTGTATTGTCTGCAAGAGTAACTCTTGCTTCACCAGGTCTTGATGGTATTTGTATTGTATTATAAGGGTTATTGACTAATTTTGCAATATCATTTACAGAATGATTTTTACCAGTACCAATATTAAATACTCCATCACAACTTGTTTGCATTGCACACATATTTGCTTCTACTACATCTGACACGTGTGTGAAATCTCTTCTCTGCTCACCATCACCAACTATGGTGCATGGTTTTCTTGCTTTCTTTTGCTCCTCGAACAAACCAATCACGGGAGCATATGTTCCCTTTAGTGGTTGACGAGGACCGTAAACATTGAAGTACCTCAAGGTCACGGTTGAGAGTCCGTGCAATTTTGAATACATCTGACATAAAATTTCTGCTCCAACTTTAGATGCTGAGTATGGGTTTAGACAATCTGTAGGCATGTCCTCTCTTAGAGGAGGTGTGTTTGCTAAACCATATGAGGATGATGTGGAAGAGTTTACAAATCTTTTTACTCCTGCTTCCACAGCACATTTCAGAAGATTGTTAGTGCCAACGTAATTGACATCTATACAAGCATCTGGATTTTTCATAGCAATTTGTATTCTACTGAATGCTGCTAAATGAAAAACACAATCTACACCATCAAACAATGGTCTTATCTTATCATAATCTCTTATGTCTACCTTATGATTACTTGCTGATGCATACCAGTGGAATTCATCATTACTAACTGCTGATTCATTGTCCACAACGACAACTTCACTACCATCTTCCAGTAGTCTTTCGACGATGTGAGATCCTATGAATCCCGCACCGCCTGTAACTAAACACTTCATACTACTCTGACTTAGTATTTTTACTTTTGGCACTTGTTCTCTTTCTAGTTTTTCGCTTTGGTGCCTCTTCTTTTTTCTTTAGATCTGCTAGTTGTTCTTTAGTCAATCCTTTACCAATCAACCAGAATGATGCAACGATTGCTGATACTAGGAAGATAACAATGCCAGCAACTCCAACATGCTGAATCATTGTTCTACCTTCTGGTGGTGGTTCTGGGAGACAAACAGGTATCTCTTGGATAATTCCGACTGGTTGTTGGGGAGTCACGTCCATAATAAAACTTCGTACATACTAATTATACATTATTTGAACTCACATTGCACCATGAGTTCAGTCATTGCTGCAAGCATGTTGATTTCCTGATCAGCAGCAAATGCTGATTGGTATTGATACTTTGCAATGATGAGAACCGCTTCTGGAATAGAGGACGGTTTCAAGTTTTCGTATATTGAATCGTATACTGATCTTAGTATAGAGTTGGGATCATTGTCAAGATTTTGTACTACCCATTTCCTTACATTTTGAAACTCTTTCTTAGATAGAAAACCTATCAACTCACTTGTATTCGTTGGAGATAGTGCGGTAAGAACTTCACTACCAATCTCACCACTTGTAGAATATCTCTGGCATTCGTTTAGAACTCTTCTCCAGTCAGGAAAATGTTTGTTGATGAGTCCTACTAAAACTTTAGGTTCTGCCTTTACTTTTTCTTCTGCCAGTATTGTCTGTAATCTTTTGAAGAATTTTGCTGCTAGTTCTTGTCTTTCTTTCCCTCTAATTCCGAACTCGACCACCGAGCATCTGCTGTGGAGAGGTTCAATAATTTTGTTCTTGTAATTACAGGTGAAGATGAAACGACAGTTGTTATAAAACGCTTCAATATTTGCCCTAAGGAGGAGTTGTACATCGTGGGTCGTGTTGTCTGCTTCATCTATTATGATTACTTTATGGTTGCCACTGCTCGTCAACGAGACAGTAGAAGCAAAACTCTTTGCTTGGTTTCTTACAGTATCTAGAAATCTTCCTTCGTCAGAACCATTGATTACATAATAATCAACACCTAACTCATTACATAATGCCTTTGCAACTGTAGTTTTACCTACACCTGGTGGACCTGCAAGTAATAAGTTAGGTAATTCACCAGACTGTACAAACTCAGCAAAGGTTTTCTTTGTTGAGTCTGGTAAAATACACTCTTCGATTGTCTTGGGACGATACTTCTCGACCCATAGAAATTCATTAGTCATCTAGTTGTCTGATTTGAAAGATGTTTGACTTGTGGTACTTCTTGATTTTCTTGTATTGTTTGACTAACTTTTTGACAGCGTCTTTGTTTACTCTAGGTGTACCCTTGTCTTCGTTACCTTCACTATTCACTTTTTCTCCTCCCAGAGATATACGAGATAGAGTCCTAGTATAACCCAGAACGCTATCTCTAGTCCGTAATTATTCATCGAATTTAGAATCAGGTTCTAATGCAATAAAGTATGTAAGTTTATATGAACTACTGTAGAACTTAGCAAGATTCTTCTTAGAAATCTGAACAGTATATCCACCAATAAGTGTTTTGATATTCTCTATCTTGAAGTTGAATGAGAATGTGTGTTCAGTTTTTCCTACAGTAAGACTATAAACATTTGATGTATCATTCTTACGATCAGATACTATCACTTCTACACTATTACCATTACCTACAACAGATAGGTCTGGTAGTTGCATGATAGATGATGCTTTGAGCAAACTCTTTAGGTCTTGCTCTGACAAATTGAACTCCACATCTATACTAGGAAGTTCCATCTTCTTTTCTGGTGGTGCCACAATGACACTAGGATCGCAGAAGAAGAATTTTGTCTGATGATTTGTTGTTCCTTTGATTGTTGCATGTGACTGGTTACTAGACACATCAATAGATGGTGTAGCAGTCAATGACAATGTGTTCAAGAACTGTGGCAAATCATAGATTGCAAATTCACGTGGTATGTACTCTTCAATCTCTGCCTCTGCCAGAACATTTTTCATGACTGACATAGTTCTCAATGTATTTCCTTCTTTGAAATGCAATGACTGATTGATAGACGTGAAGTTCTGAAGAATTTTAGTTGTCTTTTCAGATAGTCTCATAGGTTCCCTGAGTTTCATGATAAATGTCTAACATCTATACAATAACACTAACCCAGTATCAAGTCAACTGCATCCTGCCAATCTTGTTTGTTTGCAAACCGATACGAAAAAGAAAACCTACGACACTCTGTCCTAGCACAGTGCCAGAGTTGATCTTCTACATTCTCTCCGAAGTATCCCACCTTACAACTCCAACCCTTACCATCCTTTATAGTATCCATTTTATTTCCTTTGGCAAATCTGAAGAACCCTTCTCCATCTTCTGACCAATTGAACAATATTATATGACCTGGCACCTTGTAGTTAGTATGCCAACCTACAAATCCTGTAGGAGGATAGTATCCTACAACAGGTGTGTCAATACACTTAGGAAATTTTCTTTTCAGTAGGTCGTGATCAAACTTCTTTCTTGGTGTCACATCCTCCTGATCATTGAATACCAGATACTTACTTGGCAAGTCAAGTCTTTGATTATTTTCTAGCAACATTTTTAAGAATGTGATGCTAGTAAAAAAGATGGGATCCGCATGATAATCATACGACCTATCCCATCTTTCATTTTTTATAAATCTTTTTTCTACAACCTCTAAGAAGTTGTGGAAGTTATTACCGATCTCTATCTTTTCCATGTTGCCATGATAGCATACTATCTATCTTGCAACTTCTCCACTGCTGTCGATGCTTGCATTGCGGGGACATCGTATAAACCGTTGGCATCAAACCATGGAGCAGTTTCCCAATCGAAACCTTCACCAAATGTGTTGTCTGCCTGTTGTACATACCAATGACATTTTGCGTCAGGTATGTCTACTGCACACACCGCCCAATCGTCAGTCCACTGAGGAACTTGAACATATAATACTGGTACGTCTGCATATGCTGTGGTAGTTATACCAAACAATATTGCAAAGACGACTGCCCAACAAAATATTCTGGGAACTTGTTTTAGTGGTGTGTAACCTTTCATACTACTCCTGCGAATCCTGCTACTGTGCCTACAATAACAAAGAATCCGAATTCTATCAATGGATAGTATGGATTGTAAAATACTTTCTTCATGCGAAAGCGATGTTGCCTACACCTGATATGATGTATGCTGTTACTAATGTTGTGAATAGTAAGTGTTGCATTAGGTTGCTCCTTGATAAACTGGGACTGCTTTACCACCATCAAAATCATCATCGTCGTCATCATTGATGGCACGGATGAATAGTTCAAGAAATACAAGTGCTCCTATGGGATAGAAGCACCATAGTATTGCTTGAAAGGGTGATATATCATTTACTACAGAGAGATCTGTCATTTAGAACTGACCGAAGAACATGTGACCTGTCAATAAGTCTGAAGTTGCTGCTGCAATCAAACCTAACATAGCAAGTCTACCGTTCCATCTTTCTGCAATTTTCTTTTGTGGTTCGATATTGTCTTTCATTAGAATATACCTGGAATGATGTTACCTGTTGTTGCGTATGCTCCAACTGCTGCAACGAATCCAATCATTGCCATCCAACCGTTAAACTTTTCTGCTTCTGGTGTCATTTGTTTGTACCTTGTAATTGTTTGCTTAGAATAAACCTGGTGCTATCCATCCGAATAGACCATAGTTGATAGTGCCGATCACTAGACCGAGCATGGCGAGACGTCCATTGACTTTCTCAGCATATCTCCAGTAGGAATGTGAAAAATCCATTAGAAGATACCAGGAATGATTTGTCCTGTTGTAACATAAGCACCAATCAGTGCAATGAAACCAACCATTGCCCAACGACCATTTACTTTCTCAGCATTTTGAGGATACCCTTCATATACTACGCTTTCATCAACGTAGGGTTTTGTTTCAGTTGGAAACGCATTTTGACGTCCGCCTGATTCAGTAGTTACAGTCATTAGTAATTGTGAACTTTTGTTACATAATTATATATAAAAAATAAAATTTTGTCAAGAAACTTTACATAAGACACACTTATGTCACGCATCATCCTTGCTTATATTTCTACCCCAAACCCGCAAAAAGATTGACAGCACTAACGCTGTAGGAACAGTGGTGACAAATATCAACATTATCACCTTGATCAACATGTGCTGAACTTCTGACATTCAATTGTAAAGAACTGTTACTATTTATGCTATTTCTTTCCGAATTTCTCCCTGATCCATATGTCAACAAGAATGAAGACAACAGACCCGACTGCAATAATAAGTATACCTTCCCACATTAGCAGTTTTCGTTTAGACCTTCTGCCATGCTGCCACCTATGTCAGCACCCTGATTGCCACTAAACATTGCCACCCAACCAGCAGCGACCCAACCAATAAAGGGGATGTTAGACAGAGCAGGAGCAGCAGAAGCACCAACCGAGGTACCCACGAGTCTTCCTGTTCCTTCTGCACTTCCGATTGCTTTGATACATGCTTCTGATCTAGCAACCGCATCTCCCTGTGTGTTCGTTTGACTCCCTAGAGTTGCAGGATCTTGCCATGATCTATGATTAGATACAGGTCCTCCCTGATTGGTTATGCCATCCATGACATACTCTTCAGTAACTTCTTTGGTGTTGTTTGCTAACCCTAAGAAACCTGCTTTCTCTTTTATACTTGTAGTGATGTGCATTGTCTTAGGATCGTTTGCTTTATATGTTATAGCGTAACCATCCTCTGATACACTTGCCTTATATGAAGTGTATGGTCCTACAGGTATATTCAAGTTAGGTAACTTCGGTGTATCTTTTCTACTTACAATATGTCCTATCATACCAAGATGTGACACAGCGAATAGACTGCCTACCACACCAATTGATATCCACTTATACTTACCATCATTAGATGGTTTCTTCTTAGGTTTGGGTTCGGCACCAAACATCGCCTCTTCTTGATCCATAATCTAACCTAGGTTCATCTATTATATAGCATAAAAAAAGGGGTGTCAAGCACCCCTTGTATTATGTAAGTTGTTTCTTAGAAACTGTACTTGATTCCAGTTAGGAATTCGTACTTGTTGTCTCCACCATCGTTAGATGTGAACTTACCACCGATTTTAGCACCAACTGAGTCTGTTAGAGCAAATGCTAAACCAGAGTTGATTCTTAATTCAGTTGTTTCTGTACCACCGTCAGCAACAGTTATAATAGGACCACCTTCTACGAAGTACTTAGTACCACCTTCGCCTAAAGCACCAGCATAACCGATCTTACCAGTGAATTCTGTTGCACTGTAGTTGTTACCAGTGAATTTTGACTTGGTGTCTACACCAACGTAAGGTCCTGCTAATACAGGAGAAGAGAAAGCAGTTACAGCAGCGACTGCTAAGATTGATTTAATGTTCATTATTGTTTTAAAGTATCTCGCAAGACATAAAAAAATCCTGCGGATGTTAGACGACCCCGACATGGGTGTCTTTTTTATCTACGCAGGGGTACGATCTTTCGATTCCTTTGTATGATTATATATGATACCACAAAGTTGGCACTTGTCAAACTTTTAGTTTGGAGAACCCCTTGTCCTTAGTAAACTCCAGACAGTGATTGAATTTATCGTATAGATCCTGTTTGTGCGAGATTATAAACACGTTAGCATCCTTGATGATATACCGTACAATTTTGAGGAAGTAGTCTGTACCAAACTCATCTAGTGATGAGTCAAAAACCTCGTCCATGATTAGCAAATTTGTGACGACACTGTTCTTCATCCTTGCTATCTCTCTCCATGTAAACAGAAGTGCAAGGTCAATCCTCATCTTCTCTCCTTCAGAGAAGGATGCATAAGAGAACTTCTCATGCACAGGTGTCTGCACAGTTTCATTGAAGTCTTCATCTAACATAAAGTTGACATAGAAATCCATCCTCTGTAGATACTCATTGACCTGTTGGTTGATCAGAGGTAGATACTTTCTTATAATACTTTTCTTTACACCATCATCTTTGAGTAGTTCGTTACCCTGTTCTAGATAATCGAACTCCTCTTGAGTTGTTTGTAAATTGTTTAGTATGTCTTTTAGTTTATCCTTATACTCTGTTAGTTTCTCATCCTCAGAATTTTTATTCTCAAGTCTATCGGTAATGTTTTGAATTTCTGTTTCAAGATTTCCTCTTCGTTTGTTGTTGTTAGCAATTCTAATATTGAATTGAGAAACTTCATTAGATAGTGTAGTAATCTCCTTCTGGAGTTTGAGAAACTGTTGTTCTCGTTCTTCCTCTGCTTCTATAGCAGTGGTGATTTCATCCAAACTACTTTGATGTTTGGCAAGAACTCCTTGGAGGTGTTCAATTCTATTTACTCTGAATGACTCTTCTATATTCTGTGTACATGTAGGACAAACCGAATGTGCTTCAAAAAAATCTAGTTCATGACTAGAGTTTGATTCTTTAGTTTGTATTTTTGATTTTAACTTTTCTAACTTTTTTATAGTACTACTTGATTTAGTATATTGTTGTATATCCTTCTCCTTTTTATTGACTTTGGAGATGAGATCTTCAACACTCCTTTGATACTCTTCTGTTTCGGTATCACAATTCTCGATCTCTTGTTGTTTGGTGTTGATGCTGTCATAACCTTCTTCCTCTATTTGTTTGATAAATCTTTTCTGCATTATTATTTTATCTGCAACTGATTCTTTCTTCAGTTCCATGACTCTCAAGTTATCTTTTGACTGTTTGATCTGAGTCTTCAAGATATCTGACATCATAGAAAAAACTTTGATGTCAAGTAAGTCTTCTATAACTTCCCTGCGATGTGGAGCAGATAGTTGCATAAAGGGAACGAAAGAAGCACTGCCAAGTATAACAATTTGAGTGAAAGATTTGTAGTTGAGTTTGAGTATTTGTCCTTCCAAAGACTTTTGTTGATCGTTAGCAGAGCAGTCCTCATTGAATTTTTTTCCATTTTTATAGATCTCAAAAATATTTGGTTTGATACCTCTTACAACCCTATAAGGTACATCTCCAATATCAAATCTTATATCCACAACAGCATCTCTTTCGTTTGTGCTGTTGACTAACTGACCCTTCGTAACTTTTCGGAACGGTTTACCGAACAAAGAAAATGTAAGAGCATCTAGAACCGTACTCTTACCCGAACCATTTGCACCAACAATCAGAGTATCTTTATTCGCATCTAACTTTATAGATGTGAATTGATTCCCTGAGGACAAAAAGTTTTTATAACGAATTTCTTTGAATCGAATCACTTAGGATCAACTGGAATAACAAAATCATCTTTACCTATTATAGTATACCTTGTTCCTGTTTTTTCGCAAGCTGCAATTGCTACACGGTCAGCAACATGTATTACTTTCATAATAGGTTCACCCGAACCTTCTAACATCATAGCATATCTATCGGCATCATCTTTCTCTACAAAAAAGAATACAACCTTCTCACCATATTCGTTGACGACTGCATATGCTCCCTCGTCTTGACTATGCTTTGGTGTAATAATATGCATCAGATGACCTCACATGCCTCTTGATAAGTGACTCTCAAAATGTCTTTGATCTTAGATTTATTTAGATCTGTGCTTAGATCATCGACATATGTGTTGAGTAGAGTCATCGTATCTTCTGTCTGTGCTACGTTCTCCTCAGGTGCAAGCATATTTACAGATCTCTCTACCACCTTGATATCATATGGATGTACTTTTGCTAATGATTGCATGAATCTTTCATACTCTTTATCATCAGTCTTTTGTCTAACTACAACCTTGACTATCTTATTCCTATACTCCTCAAACTTAGTCAGTTGTCTAGGTGTATCAGCATAATTGATAATCTTAAACATCTGATATGGATTATTGATTGTCTTGAGTGTTAGTTTCTCTGTGTCGTATATGTGGAATCCTCTTGGATCATCACAATCATTCCAGAACATCTGATATGGATTGCCTAGGTAATATATCCTACCGTTATTTGACCTTGTGTGATAGTGTCCTGAGAATACATGGGTAAAGTGGTCATAACACTCAAAGTCTGCTCCTACGTCCATTACGTGCCCGTGTGTGGCAACGAACCCATTTAGTTCTAGATGACCCATAGCAACCTTACACTTACTATCCTTCACCATTTTATATGTTGTTGCCTCATTCTCTGGGTTGATCCAAGGTATAAACAGTATTGGTAACCCACCTACAGTTATCTCTTCACACTCTTCAACGATACGTATATTATCATACTCTCTGAGCATCAGATCTATAGTGTTGATGTCATTAGTATTCTTATAGAAAGCAGTATGGTTGCCAACGATACTGATCATTGACATTCCTTTATCTCGAATAGGATCAAAGTAATTGGACTTTGCCCAATTGAGAGAGCATAGATCCACACCCTTCCTGTTATCAAAGGTATCTCCTAGATCAAGTATAGTATCTATACCATGCTTCTCTAATGTAGGAAAGAATATGTCATCATAAAATTTCTGAAAGTAATCTAACCATAGTTTAGAACCTTTCTTGAATCCAAAGTGTTGGTCTGTGATAATAGCAACTTTCATTCGTTTACATCATACTCAATTTCAATGACTTTTGCTGATCTCCCCATGGAGTTTACTCTAGTCATTCTTTTCATAGTGCCACGTAATTGTGTGGTGATGCCCTCTAGTTCAGATAATAACTCTGCTTCAAGGTCATCAGCGATGTCTCTGTGTCTGTCAACTCTCATGGATTCCGTACTTTGATAGATCGTATTTTGCTATGGATAGACCCTCTTCTCGATGTTCGATGGGTTTTCCTATTTTTTCTAGGATATCAGCAGGTATTTTTTTCTTAGTGATATCGTAGGGTATCGGTGCATTAGATACACAGACACGAACACACTCCCACTCTTCCTCTGTGAGATCGTAAGTCATCTGTTAGTTCTGTATTGTACAGCATCTTTGATAGAGTTGTACTCAGAGGACTTATCCGCTTCGTCTGCGACGAAGACTTCGTCATACCCAGACTTTTCTATTATCTTTTGTTTTATATCTAACTGACGTTTCTCTTTCTGTATTCTTCTTAGAAATGCATAGTGTATTATCTGTGTGAAGTATGCAAAAGGATTCTTAGACTTATCTGGATTGAAGTTATCAATGTATTGAACACAGTTCTCTATGCCATCACATACCATATCATCCTTGAACATATAGTTTACAAAGTTTGGTTTGAATGATAGGTGAGTTGCTATCTTTAGAAAGCATTCGCCAATGTATCTGGGAATTACAGGTTTAGGTAAACCTCTTTTCTCGGCAATGATAATCTGGTCTTTATAATCAATAATTGCAGCAAGAAACTCCTTGTTATTGACGTAGTGCTCTGATCTTTTACGTGGCATTACTGTGCGTGTTTCTGTACTTAATTATAGCATACTTGACATGGTTGTCAAAAGTGTGTACAATAACCCTGTGGGGGTTGAAAGGACAGGTATTAAGTTTCTTTTGTATCCTTAGAGTCTTTCTTGTACAGTTGTTCAAACTGTTGACGTGCCTTATCTACAGAGTTTATATATCCCATTTCTTTAGTTATATCAGGGTGTGAGCGAGTGAACCCTTGCTTGATGATCGTGGAATATGTTTTGTTTACTTCCTTATCTTTTATCTCAGACATTGTAATAATTCTATTCATATCAACTATGAAAACTTCTTCATCAGTCAATTTCATCCAAGGTTCAAATTTATATCCCAACGGGATATTCGCACCAGGGGTGCGAACCTCCTGACATACAACTGGATTCTCTAGGATAATTCTATCGTCATCATCACTACACACAACAACCTTTGACAGTATCTCTTCACCACTTACAAGTTTGATAGCCGCAAGAAAGTCCTCATACGGTTCTTCAAATTTTGATTTGGATGATGTCATAGTTGAATTTTTCCTCGTTGTAGTATTTGATTCGTTCAATCAAGTGATTCAAAGTATAGTTCTGGACTGATCCTTTCTTAGTATCATCCGCTATATCATATAATGTGGCACTCAACTTGGAATTACTTTTACGTAAGACCCTACCGATAGATTGTAAAGTTCTAATTCTGGACTTAGAAGGAGAAGAAAAGACAATGTTATGGAGGTTCTTGATATTGATACCAGTGGAGAAAGTTCCAAAGGATGCAATAATTATAGCATTGGATTCAACCTCTGCTATACTCCTGACAGATTCCCTTTCTTCGACATCTACACCACCGTGTATGAAGAAGACTTTTCTATCATCTTTATTTATTAGGTCGAATAGCACCTCTCCATGGGTGGCAACCCTACTATAGAGAACTAAAGTGTTACCCTTCAAGTCCAGTACTAGGTTTCTAATAAATTTATTTCTTTTCTCATGACCTATAATATATTCTATTTCATCTTGATAGGTATCAAATCTTTTTGGATCATGCTTGAGTAATAGAACTTTGATGTTGAGTGTTGCTAGATAGCCTTTCTCCTGTAACTCCTTAGTATTGACGATTTTATAAGAGGGTCCGAACAAACCTTCAAGTACCCACTTATGAGTTTGTGTACCATCGAGCGTACCTGTGAAACCATACCTATATTTTGTGTCATAGAGTTTAGTCATGATACTTACTAATGATTTAGACTTGAACTGATGTGCCTCGTCACCAATTACAACATCAAATCTATTGAACCAGTCTTTAGGTAGCTTGTATATTGACTGCCATGTGCTTATAATGACTGGGTTCTGACTCATCAAGTCCTTACCAGCATAGATCTTATGACAAATTCCATCGACATTCCAACCATAATCTACAAAGTCCTTATACATCTGTTCTACAAGAGAGGTAGTAGGGACAATAATGAGGGTTGACCTTTTATGTTCTACGTGGTATCGTGTAACTGCATAGATCATCAAGGACTTACCAGACCCTGTTGGTGATATAATCAATCTACGATTCTTCTGTAATGCATCAGTCACCCCATCAATCTGATAATCACGAGGTTTGTATTTCGAGATTCGAGTTAGATAGTCCTTTACCCCCTCATACGAAATTGATTCCGTCTCTTCGTATGGCAGTCCGTAATACTTGGAGTTCTCAAATTCAAATTCGTAATCATATCTCTTACAAAAAGACGTGATCTTATCTAACAGACCGACATATATTTCCTGCTTCTGTAAATTAAATAATCTTATCTTACCGTCCCAGTACTTACTACGATACTGAGGCATGAACTTAGCACCTGGTACATCAAAGGTGAACTCGTCCTGTAACTCGTGTCGTATGTGTGGGTCGCAATCAATTCTTAGAAAGACTTCGTTCTTCTTTCTTATAGTTAGATCAGCCATAACCAGCGTTGAAACGTCTCCATTCAATAGCGTTTTTTATCTGGTAAGTTCTATTGGAGATTTGTCTTAGTATTTCTTCGATATACTTCAACATGGTGTCATAGTACTCGATCTTTAGTTTGGTCTTTCTGAGTTTCTCGTCTGCTTCAAGATATAACTTGAGGTCATCCTTGTCTCTGACCTTGTAAGGAAATGGTTCTGCTTCATATACAGATGCAGTTGCCTTACCTGTGTAATACTTTCTCCGATCTAGTAGAACATTACAATGTGTCTGCTCTTCACGTTTTCGCATGAGCAGTATCGTATTATATAGTTCATAATAAGTAGCGTGTAATTGTGGGATTCGCAGAGACTCAGTATCGAGTTCATCTTGATTCATCTTTGCGTCTTTTTCCCACATGTCTTGAATCATCTCAAGACTTAAAGTCTTAGACCTTGGTTCCATTTACGTCAATCACATCAAAAATAGTATATTTAAAGGTAACCATTGCGGTAAAATATCTTTGCTCTGTTTCTGTTGAGTCAAATGGTACACCAGATAGTGCGACAGGAAATAAATCCTTGAACTTGATAGAGATACTTGGGTTGTAATCACTATTCAAAACCATCAATGTTCCATCAGACCTCTCTGCAAACTGATCTCGTTCAGCAGAGTCAGGATAAAATCTATTTACTTTCTTCAGATCTTCATACTGTTGTAGTGACTCAGGAAATCCTAGTCCAGTAATCCAATCATATATCTGCAAGTAATTCTCGCAGTTCTCGTCAACTATAAAACTAAGAGTCAGATCTTCGTAAGATAACTCTGTGCCAGGTATAGGTATTTGACGAAGGTAAGATGCTTGCGTTGTAGTACCAAGAGTTACAGTTGGTATGTTTGCTTGATTGCAAAAGAAACTAACTTTAGGGCAACGGTTCAGCAAGAACTTGAACCCAACTATTGATAGGAAGTTCCTATTAGTAGGTTCATTTAGTTTGAACGGAGGTGTAGCACCTCTAACCCTAGTGTCTGCCATTACTCCCAGTATTCATCAAGAACATCTAAAACATTATTTAGGGCTTGTTGAGCAGCCCATCTTTCTTTATCACTCCACTCAGGATACCAATTCTTTTCCATTATACCTTGTTTTATTCTCATGGTTCTCGCAACCATCATTACTTTATTGATTCTACCGTTCATTTATTTTCGTAAACTTTGCAGATATTCTAGCACATGTTCTCTAATATCCATCAACTCTGTGTAGCAATGCTGATTATGTGCACAACCTCTGAGTTTATGATCAGGTGCATGAACAGACTCTATAAAAATGTCAAGTCCTCGATTCCATTTTGTCTCTGGTGTTTCACCAGTAGCAATAGATCCTTGATCTTTCATAGTATTATTTGACTACCATATTTATAGCATAAAAAAAGACCCCTGTAAAGGGGTCTTGTAAGTATATAAGCAACTCGCTTACATAAGGTTTGTAACTTTAACACGTCTGTAGTATCTGTTACTGTTACCAGTAATTCTACCAAGACCTTGTGTAGTACCTTCAGCAAATGGGTTAGCAACCATTCCGTATCTGGTTTTGAAACCAATTTTTGGTTGGAATGTGTCTTGTCCAACTGCTCTTACCATCTGTAGTGGAACGTAAGGGCAATAGAATAGACCAGCATCATAAGGGTTAGAACCCTTGTATCCCATAACGTAGTACTGATCAGCACTTAGGTTAGCAGCGAATGGATCGATGTATACCTTGTAACGTCCGTTGAGTGTACCAGCGAATGTGTTACCTGTATCATCAACATTCATATTGCTGTTGAGTGCAGGAGTGTAGTCTAGTTGACCAGCAGCTGTTAGAGAGGAAGCAACATCAGCAGAGCAAAGGATGATGTTACCCTTCCCGCGACGAGTTTCCTGTGCGATTGCGTTAGCATCTCTTTCAAGTTGGAAGATCATACCTTTGAACTTCTCAACCATCCATCTTCCGTTTGAGTCTGTGTCTAAGTCAAATACACCAGTTGTTGCTGTATTGATTTGAGCACCAGGTCTTGCAGCCTTGTAGATTGTACGGATGATCTCTCTATTGATCTCAGCAAGGATCTCAGTAGAAAGGATGTTTGCTAACTCAGCCTCTGCATCCAATCCATGGATCGCCTTGAGGTCTTGTGCTAGTTCTAAACTGTACTCAGCTTTGAGGGCTCTTGACTTCGCAGTCACAGATACCTTCTCGATGCTGAACGCCATCTCTCTGAAGTCGTTGTTAGCAGCATCGCCTAAAGCTTCAGACTGTTGAGTCTTGAAACCTTGTCCAACTGAGTAAGCGTTCTCTGCACCACCGTTCAAGATTGATGGGTTGCCACCACCTTGTGCAGTTGTACCGAAACCAACGTCTGAATCTCCGTCAGTTGCTCCTGTGTAATCACCCTGTGTGAATGATGTATCGGAGTCTTGAGCAGAGAATGCAGAATCTGGTTCGTTGAAGAATGCTTCTGTACCGTTCTGGTTGTCGTACTTAGATCTCATCGCGAAGATAAGTCCAGTAGGACCATTCATTGGTTGGACGCCAGCTAAGTCATATGCCACCAAGTTAGGCATAGATCTCCTGATTAGAGATATTAGAACTGGGTCGAAACCAGCAACAGGACCGCCAACAGCAGCACCGCCACTGAAACCAGCTGCTCCTGTGCCTGATGGGTCTGTGTTAACTGTAGGAGGTGCTTCTGATAAGAATGCTCTCTCCTCTCTTAAAAATCTTTCTTGGTTTTCTAGAAGTTGTGCGGTAACTGCTCTTCTGTGGTTGTCTTGGATTTTATCTAATCCTTCTGCCTCTAAGAGTGGTTGCCACTTCTTCTGGAGTTGTCCAGAATTAAACATTTGGCTTTACCTTTGGGTGTAATTTAAAAATTGACTATTGGAACTTTGTCAACGCTGATAAGTATGCGTTCATTGCTGATCCATGATCCTCAGGAATCGCATCCTCAGGGTTGGTCTCAGAGTTTTCTACAATTGGTTTCGCATTGAAATACGACTCCTTGAGTGTAGATAGTTTTTCTCTGTACTGTTCTTCACTTTCAAACTCAACACCTTTAGATAGTTCGGAGAGTTTATCTTTTTGAGATAACGCCAAACCTTCACTTACTTCATCAAGGATGTTGTCTGACACAGATACTGAGAGACGCTTAGTCAATTCGACGTTGCTCTCAATCTGCTCGTTGAGTTTTGTTTCCATTTCATCTAACTTAGAAGTCATTGCTTCTAAGACATCATATTTGTCGTCAGGGATTTCAACATAATGTTCTTCAAAGAGGGTCTTAAGACCACTCATAAAGGACTCAGAGAGTTCCCCTCTGATTCCAGTTTCTACAGCGAGTGCATTCTCATTGATCCACTCATTAGCGACGTACTCTAAGTAAGAGTCAACACGCTCTGTAAGTTCTGCTTTGTGAGAAGCAATCTCCTCATCAAATGCTTTTGTGAACTGCTCTTCGAGTTGGTTAGCAACTTGCTCAACCTTGCTCTTTACAGCAGCCTCAAAAATTGTAGCAGTTTTTTCTTGGAACTCTTTAGAAAGTTCTTCGCCTTCTAAGAGTGCAGCAACGTCATCCGCAACGTCAATTACGATTTCTTTTGCTACTTCTTCCTGTTCTTCATTTTCTACTACGGGAGTTTCCTCTACTGGTTGCTCCGCTACAACTGTTTCTTCTTCTTTCTCAGCTTCTTCGTTAGCACCTTTACCATATCCTGTGCTCTTTATAGCAGCAGGTCCGGGTAATTGCACCTTAGAAGGATTACCCTTGAAATGAGGGTCTCCACTCTGAGCAAAAGTAGCAGTAGCAGTCTTCAACTTATGAGAATCATCAGTTGGTCTACCGTTTGTAGGAGTAGGTCCTCCTAAATCTTCTATCGCCTTGTTATCAGGCACATAGTTTGGAGCTTTAGGCATAGGGTCTGCTTTTTTTGCGCCCTTGGTAACCTGGTTCTCCATTTCATGTAGTTGTTTTTTCGCAGCCATTGGTTAACTTTCCGTTTCGTATGTATGAATACTGTTATTATTTATAGAATTATAGTTCTGACAAGAAGTTAGCGAATAATCTTAGCTTATTTGCCTCCAACATTTTGTCATCTACGAGAGTATTGATTTCTCTCTTTGCGCCCTCGCATGCCTTTTCACGTAGCATGCCACCTTCCCAAACCCATTCCTTTCCTTCCATGATACCATCGACAAAAGCGTCTGGTGCACTGGGATCTGCCACTATATCAGCAGCAGTTGCGAGCATAAAATCTTCTCCAACATAGTTTACACCGTCTCTTGAGACTATAGATCCCATTCCTCTAGATGAAACTCCTAACTTCACTCCCTCACCGATGAGAGAAGAAGCGATCTTACCCATAGGTGTTGACAATATCTGTGCCTTACCTACAAAGTTATTTCCTTCTTGTTGTAAAGATACTATTTTGTGTGATACTCTATCAAGGTTGATTTGAGGACCGTCTGGGTGACCTAATTCACCTAGAGCACGACCTGTATTTACATGTGCCTCGTTATAACGCTTCACCTCATTGACCATAGTGTCTAATGGGTAGCATCTTTTATTACGATTGACTATTTCTGCTTGTAAAAAAGGTCCTTGAATATAGAGAGTTTTCTTACCGTTTTTTTCTTCGGTAATAACTTCTACTGATTCAATTTCTTCTGAGATTAGCTTCATCCTAGATTTACCTCGTGTAAATGCATTGTACTTCCGTCTGATGTTTCAGGTGCCAGTCTAAAAATAACTGTCTTAGTCAACTCTGCTTCACCTGTGAAGTCAGCGAGAGATGATGTATTCGCATCAACAGTGATCTTACATGTGTATTCGTTAGATCTCTGTGGTATCTGTATAGCAGTTATCTCTTTATGAGCAATGGTAGTATTGTAACCACCTACGGAAGATCCAGTCATGGTAACATAATCACCAACTCTGAACTTTGTATCTTGTCTATCCAGTGTAATTACACATGGATTTGCTTTTGAAACAGACACTGCCTTTGCGTGTGCGGGGTGTCCGTAACGATATAAAAAGTCTCCACCTTTCTCTACGTGAAAAGATCCTACACCCGCTTGGGCGATGGTATTACATACAGAGATGTGTCCTGACTTTTTCTCGGAACTACAAGCAATGTATAAAATACCGCTTTTCACAGCCTTTGCACCAGAAGCAACTGTAGTAGCATCGTTACTACTCAGTTCTCCATGATCAGAGACTAAATTTAATACCTGTGGCATTTTACTCCTCTTCTTGCGGTTCTGATTCAACAGCGTCAGCTGGTTCCTCTTCTTTACCAAACTGAGCAGCAGCGACTGTAGGTGTTATTTGATCCACCCTCTCTGCACTCTTCTGATAGAGTAAGGTTTTTATTGCATCATGAACTTCGGATGAAGAAGCCTCATCTGAAGACATCATGTCTAGCAATTCATTGGTGTCCATTATAATTTAAAGTAACGCTAACCCTATTTATATCTTAGCTTTCTTGATGTTTAATTCGGGTGCTTCTGTAGATTTCCCGTTGACCTCAGGGTCTTTACCATTTTTACCCATATTTGTTTTCTGATTAGTACCAATCTGTCCGTTCTCTATCTGTCCTTGCATGATAGCATTCTGCGTTTCTAGCGGTACACCTACACCAGTTGCGTTCTCCTCTTCCATTTCTTCTGCCATTTCTTCTATCTCTTCATCTGTCTGACGCAGTATCTTACGCTTCACATAGTCTCTTGAATAGTATGTGCCGATGTAAGGTTCAATAGCAACCATAAGATTGAGTCTTTCGTTCATCAACTCAGTCTCTTTGAGTTCAGCAAAGTGGTTATCATACAAGTAATCAAACTGTATGTGCTCTGCCATCTTCTCCCAATCCTCTGGTGTAACTATGTTCTTGAGGATAAGTTGTGTCTTCAATAGATCTAAGAATAGTGCACTGAATCTCTTACGCAATCTACCTACAAACTTACTGAACATAAGTTCGTCTCTTAGAATCTCTGATGATCTACCTAGATTGAATCCACTGTCAGCACCTATTCTTGACTCAGGTACGTTTAGTGAGCGATATAATTTCTTTTGGAAGTACTCGATGTCCGTAAGTTCTCCAAGATTTTGTCCACCTGGTAGCGTAGAGATCTCAGTTCCTCTACCGCCCTCTCTTCTGGGTAACCAGAAGTCTTCGAGCATTGACATGAATTTCTTGTCATCTTTTATTTCTCCTGTGTTTGCATCATATACTAACTTGTTTCTGTACCTACTCATAACGTCACGTAGATACTGCTCTGCCTTGACCTTAGGTAAGTTACCTACATCAATGTAGAATATACGTCTCTCAGGTGCTCTAGACAGTCTGTAGATGACGAGAGAGTCCTCGATCATACGTAACTGGTTTAGACCTTTGATCGCTTTGTGTAGATATGATAGTGTGATCTTCTTATTTCTGTCTACTAATCCAGAGTGGACATGGCATATAGCATCCTTTGCTATTCTTATACCCTTACCAGCAACTGATCCATACTTTTGTGCTACACCTTGTGGATAGTATGTGTAGAACTCTGTTACCTTTGTGTCTTTATTGACTGTCTCTGTACCCTGATCTTGTGTAGGGATAGCAACTACACCCTTCTCCTTATCAGTAGGTTTGACTCTCATCAACTTGATCTTGAGAGCATCGATATATCTTAGTTCTTGTATTCCTTCGTCTGGTTTCTGTACGTCAATTACCTTATGATAGAATATTCTACCATCTACATACCAGTTTCTAAAAATTTCGTGTGACTTCTTATCAAACTCTAGTAAGTCTTTTACTTTCTTGAACTCGGTTCTTATTACTTTCTTTAATGGTTGACCTATGTTTAGGTTATCAAGGTCTATCTCTACAGGACTATCGTTCATATCAGAAACGATTGCCTCATTTACGACATGCTCAATCGCTGTATCACATTCTGGATGCAATGACATATCACGATACCTTTTTACGATATCGAATTCTGTTTTGAATACTCCCTCAATATCTACATACTGACCATAAAATCCCGAAGATAGAAAATAATCAGCACCGTCCTCGTTATTAGGAGCAACAGGGCTGATTATACCTTTCTTCTTCTTATTGTCGTCTTCAATTGAGAAACCAAAAAGCTTGGCCATAATATTCCTACTTGTATTCTATCTATTATACTACAGAATCGGCATTATTGCCATCATAAGCAGTCCAGTACTGAACTTGAAGTGTTACTTGGAACTCTTCTACAGCGTCTACCTGATCATAAGATAGTTCAACTGTGCTTACTGCACTTGGCCAGCAACCAACCATTTGGTAGCGTCTTAGTACAGGTAATGCAGCAGGGTTGTCCTTTCCTTTTACATTTAGATCTGTGTTAGCACGACCCAACTGGTTTACTACCCAATCAGTGTAGTAGTCAGCAGGGTTTAGGGTTCCTGAACCGTCAGATACTTTGACGATGTAGTTTGCCCATCTCTCGAATGCTGTTCTTAGTTTGAAATCGTTATCGTTGATAACTGTGATTGTCCAAGGATCGAATCTACGATCTCCTGCAACCTTGAGTTGACGACCTCTGAAGGGAACAATGACTTCAGCGATGTTAGACGCTGGTAACTGTGCTCCTTTGATCATCATACGATGAGTAGTGTTCTCTATCTCATCGTCGAATATACCTACACCTGAAGGGAAGTTTAGCTCAACCTCAAATAGATTAGGACGAGCACCACCACCAATGAGTCTTGATTTGAAAGAGTCGATTGATCTCTCGTTGTTAGGTATAGAAAAAATGTTTCTATCTAGTGCCATTGTTTGGTTCCTCTATTATACAGTTCCTACAACTTCACTGAAGGAAACTCCAGTACGTGTAGCAACAAAGGTCAAACCGATAAAGTTAATTGACCTTGCTGGTTTGACATAAATGTCAGCAATGAATTCATTGCGGTCAATAACGTCAGGTGTGTTATTGGTCTCATCACAAACAAGTAAGAAGTCTGTGATACCTCTCTTAGCTTGTACATCCCTTAGGAATGGTTCAACGATATTTACGAAGTTGCTTCGTGTCCCTGCATCGTTGAGTTCAAAGAGTTGTGCTTGTGCAGCGTTCTCGATTGCTTGCTCAATAGTGATGAACAATCTACGAACGTTGATTCTGTCAAACGCACTCTCGTAAGATAATGCAGTCTTGTCTCCGAATAGGATGATTCCTGCACCTGGTTTGTTAGTTATTGGGTTGACTCTATTTGAGTAGAGTTGATCCCTTGCGTCCAAACTAGGATTGAATGCTAGTTTGATAGCAAAATTGAGTCCACCTCTTGCCTGACCAGCAGGAGAGAACCAAGGGAAGTTGTCCCTATCTGTTCTTACACATAGTCCTGCAACATCGTTTGATGTAGGCATGTAGACAAACTTCTTATTGAATCTATCGTAAACATACTGGTAACCAGCATCGAAGATTGCATAAGAAGATGATGTGAGTGGTGAGAAGAACTCAAGTACATTTTGTAGTTGATCCGCAGCACTCGCTACATTTACAAGTGATGCTCTGTTTGGTGATATGAATGTGATGCAGTCCTTTCTACCTTCACATATCTGTATCAGTTTATTTGCTTTTGCTTGCTCTTCTTCTTTTGTTCTGTATGCACTACCTTGTAGTAAGAATCTAATGTCGCTATCTACTGGATCTGCAAACTTGTCGTATGCTGTGAGTAGATCACCTAGAGGTGCATTGAATACTCCAATACCAGTGTAGTCTAATCCTCCTCCTAGTTCGTAATTTACATTACCAACAGAGTTGAACTTGATGTTCTTAGCGTTTTGACCCCATGCTCCTGCACCAGCTGTGACTGCTGTAGTTCCTGAACTGAATCCAGATGCTAGAGGTGCTGTTCCTCTAAACGCATCAGTTCCATTTACCAGTGATACACCAGCAAATAATAATCCAGAGTTTTCTGCAATGTAGTCTTTATAGTATATCGCTCTACCACCAGACTGTTCGCAATCCTTTGCCTTAGAAAGGTTTGCATGCTTCTCCATGACAGAACCTATCTCACCAGTTACCGCACCGTTTGCGTCAACAACGACAACGTGCAATGCATCGTTGGCACCGTCTCTTGTAGATACGTAATTGTTTGTTCTAGGTTTGTTTAGTACTGCTCTCCATGGCAGTGTAACTAAATCAGTTCCACCGTCAGCAACACTTGTTAGTATATTCTGTGTGCTGTACCAATCTTGAGTTACGATAGTTGGTGTTCCACCAGATGCTGATGCAACGTTACTACCACTAGAGTTTACAAAGTAAAGCGATGTACCGTTCTTGAACTCAAACTGTGAGTTTTGTGTGTAAGACTGTAATGTTTCTGTACCGTCTATGACTGTACTTACAACTCTTACGTCTACGGTTGTTGCTGTCTTACCAGTAACAATACCTTTTAGTATTCCAGTTGCTGCTGTTACAGTACCAACACCGATTGTTTGACCAGTGAGGTGTTGTGTAACTCCCATACCGACTGTAACTGAACCAATATTACCACCAGTAAATGTTGGGGTAAGTATTTGGTCAACAGCGTTATCTATTACTGCAACTCTTAGTTCGTTCGCCCAAGATCCGGGATTCTTGGATGACCAATACCAGTTTAGATCGTCCGCATTGTTGTTATAGTAATCTTCTTTGCCTTCTACCAATAAAATAGATGAAGATGCATATCCAACTGCTGCGTTAGCGTTGTTTAAGTCACCGCCTTTACAACGAACAACGTCCAACTTACCACCATAGGATAAGTAATTGGATGCTGCCATGAAAGTCTCATAATGATAATCGGTTGTACCAACACCTGGTAAACCGAAGACATCTACAAGCTCCTTCTCGTTATTGATCCTAGTAATTTCGTTTACCGGTCCTTTTCTAAAAGGTCCAACAAAACCACCGACAACGTTGATACTAAAATCTACGCCACCACGAGTTAGGTCGACTTCTCTTATCGAAATTCCCGGAGATGCTAATCGAAGTGCCATTCTAACTTCTTTCTCCACATACAATGACTACTGATATTTATGAAAATGCGTCCTTACTAGCGATATTCCCACATATAGGCACGATCCCCGTACTCATCTGTCTTCCAAACTGTCCCATCTGATTCTACAGTTTCGCCTCCCATTTCCTCAAAACCGTCACATATAAAACCAAAGGGTGCCATGTCTTGTTCTATTGCATTCTTCTGCTCATCGTATATTCGTTTTCTTACGTCAGAGTCAGTCATCTCCTTGAAATAATCCTGTGCAACCAACCACGCAAAGATAACCAAACACATTGCTAGATCATCATTACAACCCTCTTCTGCCTCAAATGACTGTCTCTTTTGTATGAAGGTAGTCAACTCACTTATGATATTATAATCACAGAATGTAAGTTTATCTTCTTCTATCAGTGTCTTCAGGTTAGAACAACCTAACTTCTTAGTTACCTGACTCATCTTGACACCCAACTGCGTCTTCACACCAGAGAATCCTGATCCAACTATCTGTCCTGCACGTCCTCTCATAGCAACCATGAGTAAATTCTCATATTCAAGATCATAGAATAGTATAGATGCTACTTGATCACCAATATCATTTACTTCGCATAGGACATACGCATTGTTATATCCCTTTGCCACATCTGCAATTACAGAAGGGAAGAGCATAGGTTTGATTTCATTGTCTCTATATGTTGCCACAACCTTGTATGGGAACTCTGTAATATCAGCAACTATGAAAGCACTGTAGTCTTTACCAACTCCTCTTGCTACGTCAACTGTTACAATATAATCTCTTTTCTTGAATGGTCTTTCATATACAAGTAGTTTACCATTCTGCTCTATTGGTTGTTCATATACCAGTGATTTGAGTTTCGCTGCATTGATAAGAGTGTCAACAGATCCTAAGAACTCACACTCAAACTCAATAGCAAACTGTTGCTTACTGGTGTTCTTTATAGTTTGTTCTTTCCATTTCTTATCTCTACCTGGCACCTCAGACCAGTGCACCTCTGTTGCAATATACTCGTTCTGACCACGCTCTGCATCATGCCACATTCGATAGAAGTGATTCATACCATGTGGAGTGGATACTATTATAACCTTCGTAGATTTACCAGAAGATATAGTAGGATACACAGACGCAAAGAAGTCATCTGCCAGATGGTTTTGAACGAAAGCAAATTCGTCCAAGAATATAATGTTGAATGACATACCTCGAACAGCAGATGCAGATGTAGATGCTGCAATGATCTTAGAACCATTCTCTAGTTCCATAGATCCTTTGTTCCAAGCAATGATACCCTGTTGCATCCACTTAGGTAGGTTCTCATATGCTAGTTGTAATCTACCAAGCAAGTCTCTTGCAGTTGCTGCCTTGTTAGCAAGGATACCAATGTTTACCTGATCATTGAAGATCGCATAGTGTAGTAGATATGAAACCACAGTCGTAGACTTACCAGTCTGACGTGGCATCTTACATATATTGAAACGGTTCTTATGGAATCTTCTTAGTAATTTCTCTTGAAACTTGTACATCTTAAATGGTACAAGTCCCTCGTCAACGTTGACGATTTGAATGTATTTCTCTGTAAAATATATTGGATCATCCTTACATCTAATAAATTCAACAATTTGTTCTTCAGTAAATTGTTGCTTGGTATTCGCCTTTTTTAGATTGGGATTACCAAGATATATGTCACTTGCTTGTGGCATCAGTCAACTATATGGTCAGTAGTTCTCTGTATATATGACTCCCATCCTTTGTTCTTAGGATCAAATGCTTTAGTCGCACCACCTACAGCTCTTATACCTTTGTATGCAACTTGTGCTACTTTTGCTGCTGCCTTGACATAAGGTCCTGCTTTCTTCAATGCTTTTCCTACTCCTAAACTTTGTTTGGTTTTGGTAAGTTTAATCTTATCATCTTTTGGTTTGCCAGGTTCTGCCTTGTTAGTATTGCTCTTCTCTATTGCTCCACCTTTGGACTTGACTATCTCACCCTTATTTGATTTTGTTATCTCACCCTTAGGTTCAGATTTTGTCATCTCACCCTTAGGTTCTGCCTTTACTATTTCACTTTTTGATGCTGGTGTTATAGATGAACTT